CAGAATTTTCGAAATTTTTATAAAAAAGTCTTGGAGTACTTGTGTATCAGTAAATTTTCAGAAATTTGTGGAAAAGTCCCTACAATGATATAGAATACAAAGTCGTAAATAAATTTTGCAGGACTTGCACAGAACAAAATGTGCAGATTTTTGTAAAAATCGCGCATTTTTTGTATAAAACACTCTCTACAAAATTGTAGGAAATAATTCTTTAGAAAAATGTCAAACAAAAATTTCGAAATTAACTAATAAAAATGTGCAGGACTTTTTGTAGAGGCCACTTGATACAATTTTTGTATTCAAAATATTGTAGGAAGGTTAGATAGATTTATTATTCACTACATTCAAACACCCTTGAAAAAGGGGTTTTTACAAAAGTTCAGAAAATTTTGGATTTGGACATTTTTATTTTTGTCCAAAAATGATTTTATTGAAATTATCTTTTCGGAGGTTACTGAAAAAATATTCCGAATTGTTATTGATAAGTTCCAAAGCATTTTCAGTGTGGATTTTCAAACTGAAATTTTTGCAAAAATTTTCGAAAAATCAGTTTTTACATTTTTTTCAGAATTTTCGAAATTTTTATAAAAAAGTCTTGGAGTACTTTTCAAATTTTTGTATCAGTAATTTTGTATAAAATTTGGGGAAAGTCCCTACGCAAATATAGAATAAAAAACAAATTGGTCAACTTGCACAGAACAAAATGTGCAGGTTTTTGTAAAAATCGCATATTTTTTGTATAAACCCATCTCTACAATTTTGTAGGAAATAATTGAATCGAAATTTGTCGAACAAAAATTACAAAACTAACTAATAAAATTGTGCAGGACTTTTTGTAGAGACCATTTGATACAATTTTTGTATACAAAAAATGTAGGAAGGTTAGATAGACTTATTATTCACTACATCCAGAAACCCTTGAAAAAAGGGGTTTTTACAAAAGTTCAGAAAATTTTGAGTTTGGACATTTTTATTTTTGTCCAAAAATGATTTTATCGAAATTATCTTTTCGGAGGTTACTGAAAAAATAATTTGTATTTTTGATAATAAGTTCCAAAGCATTTTCAGTATAGGTTTTTAAATAAATTTTTTTGCAAAATTTTCAAAAAATTGGTTTTTTACATTTTTTCAGAATTTTCGAAATTTTTATAAAAAAGTCTTGGAGTACTTTTTGGATTTTTGTATCAGTAATTTTGTATAAAATTTGGGGAAAGTCCCTACACAAATATAGAATAAAAAACAATTTGGTTGACTTGCACAGAACAATATGTGCAGTTTTGTATAAAAATCGCATATTTTTTGTGTAAAAACCCCTCTACAAAAATGTAAGAAACATTTCTATCGAAAAACTGTCAACAAAAAATTTCAAAACTACCGAATAAAAATGTGCAAAAGCATTTTAGACAAAACAAATTAAAAAAAAAGTATTCCCAAGTGTATATAATAAGAATGCAACCATATCGTGGAAGATCATTTGAATTTAAAATTTCGAATTACAAAAAGGGAGATTGGAAAAAAATCTGCAGCATGAAAAGCAGTAAAATATGTGAGCATATTTTTGCAGGAAAAGATAATACAGAAATAAACGGTTTTATAAAATTCGCAAACGCAAAGTCAATAAAAACAGTTGAAAAATTATTCAACAACAAAGCAATCATTGAAGTCAAAAGAAGAAACGACAAATATTACAAAGAACTGTATTCAAAGTACGAGCATTACAACTCGGACGATACAAAGACACTTGAAGACCGTATCAAAGAACAAGAAAAAATCATCAGCATTGTTGAAACCCAAAACACAAAACTGATGCAAAATAACGAGACAATGATCGAATTTATCAATGCATTTAAGAACTCGAAGGAAAATGATTCGGAACAGATACGACAAATCACCGATTTGTGCATGAAGATTGCAAAAAGCACACCCACCATGGTGGTCAACAATACAAACAACAATTTCAACTTGAATGTATTCTTGAACGAGTACTGTAAAGATGCAGTCAACATTTTTGATTTTGCAAAGAGTATACAAATCGAGTTGGAAGATGTCTTACTGTTTAAGAAGTTGGGACATGTAGAAGCAGTCTCGCAAATTTTCGACAAGGCATACAAAAACTTGGATTTAAAAATGCGACCGATGCACTGCACGGATGTGAAGAGAGAGACGCTCTATGTGCGGAATGACGACAAATGGGTGAACGACGAAACGAAGGAAATATCGAAAAGCGCGGTGGAGAAAATCTCAAACAATAGTTATTGCAAAATGCAGTTGTGGAAAGAGGCAAACCCCGATTATATGCAGAATCCAGAGAAGAAACAAGAGTATTTGTTGTTGATGAAAGAAGTGCTTGGCGGGAGTTCAGACAAAGATTTTGAAGACAATTCGAAACGTATTTTGAAAAATTTATCTAAAAATACGCATTTGGATAAAACAAACGCACTTGTAGTGTCTTAAGGCGCAAACCGCAGCAAATCCACTTTGGCAACCGTAGTGGGAAAAAGGTTCGCCCCAAAAACATCTTGGAGCAATAGCCACTCGAACATACCGCCCAGATAAATAAAGACGTTGCGAAACCCGAGTGACTTCAATTGTTTCTGCTTGGTCATGAGGTTGTCGTAGTCGTGATCATTACGCCCATATATAATAATACTTGTGTCAAATTCGTTTTTTGACATCAGTTCGTTAATCGACTTTAGCTCCATTTCTGCAGTCAAAGACCCTTGTATCAACGTTTTTTCGTTTTCTTCCATTGTGTGTATAAGTAAACAACGTGTGATTCTTGCTTGTTGTACCTTTTCGTAGTTTACCAAGCTGGTCGATTTTGAATTTCCCATATATTATAGTATCATCAGTTAGAGGTCTTGTTTTTATTTCGTTTTCTTTGAGTTCTACTGCCGCCGTTTGTCGCGTCCTTTGTCGCCGAATACTTACCACCCGAAAGCTTTCGTCTCGTACTACTTCTTCTGCTTCCACTTCCGCTTTCGCTCCGGCTTGAAATGATAGGACGAATACCATCATCAAAATTCGTACCAATACTTGCAATGGTGCGCGGCTTTCCCTCGATTCTGAATTTTTGCATATATTTCGGTGGTATTTGACCGGTGGATAACAACGACTCACAAATTACTTCTAAATTTTCAAACATGGTATCTTCTTTGGTTTTTCCCAAGAAAGACTCCACCATGATCCCATTTTTACGGTTAATGTCGTGGTTGATATTTTGTGGTCGATTGTCAACCAAGAAGATGTTTTTGGGGAGCTGCTGCTTACTCGAGACGCCGCGTTTTTTTGTCCTTGGCAAACGAAGAATCTTTCGTTTCCTACTGTCAAATCGGTCGACGACGTAATTAAGCTGCTTATCCAACATGCCGGGTTTCATATCCTCGGCGGTATAAAAGAACTCAAAGCTGTCGCCCAAATAGGGTTTGAGTCCGTCTGCATAAACGCGGTTACCAAAAGTCCAAATTCCTAAAACGATTTTGCCCTCTTTGGATTTTACATACTCGATAAAGTCCCAGAACCCCGGTCGGAAATACAATTTGTCGTTGGGTCGGAAAATGCCAGTGAGCGTGTCATGGTTTTCTTCTTCTTCGTCATCTTCGTCTTCCCCTTCTTTCATCGAGTTATCATAATTTATTCCAGCATCGGGTGTCATCGTGTAGTGCAATATTGTTTCATCAATATCCAACACCAAGCATAAAGTTTGCATAATATATTATAATTATAAAAAAAAAAGAATGACCACAACTTGTCCAATTTGTTGCGCCGATTATAACAAGGCACTACGCTCGCAAGTAACTTGTTATTTTCCAAGTTGCTCGTTCAGTAGCTGCAAAGAGTGTGTACGAACGTATTTGACAAGTGTGACGACCGACCCTCATTGCATGAATTGTCGCAACAAATGGAGTTTAGAATTTGCAAAAAGCTCACTGAACGCTGCATTTATGGACAAAGACTACAAAGCCCATCGCCGCACCATCTTGGCGGATCGTGAAATAGCGAAAACCCAGGAATACTATGAAGGGGCTCTGCGATATGGCAGAAAGACCGAGGGTGACCAGAAAATCGCCGAAATTCGCCGAGAAATCGAAGAAAACGATCTAAAAAATCGCCAACTGTACAGACAGATCGACGAAATTCGTCGCGAAATGGACAGCAGAGCACCGGCAGCCGAAGCGGCGCGCAAGTTTGTGATGCAGTGTCAGAACAATGGATGCCGAGGCATGCTCACGACACAGTACAAATGCGACTTGTGCACCAAGTTCACATGCACGAAATGTTTTGTCTGCATTGTGGATGGAAACCGCGATGAACATCAGTGCAAACCGGAGGACGTGGCGACGGTGGAGGAACTTCGCAAGAACACGCGCCCCTGCCCGGCGTGCGGAGCCCGCATTTCGAAGATTGACGGGTGTGACCAGATGTGGTGTATCGAGTGTAAAACCGCATTCAGTTGGTCGAAAGGCACGATTGAAAATGGTACGGTGCACAATCCGCACTACTATCAGTGGATGCGGGAAAACGGCGGCGTGCCGCCGACGCAGGGGAATAACTGCGAAGGTAGAGATTTCGCAGAGGCGTTGCGACGATTGTCTCCGATTACAAGTGATGTGCTTAATATGATAAGATATTATGAAATTTTTGTGGAAGATGTGCGAAAATATCGTGCGCAAAACACTATGGAAACGAAACTCGCCCAGGATTTTGAAAGCACACTGCCCACGCTTAATCAGTTGTCTAGTGATTTAAATTCGGTTATGAGATTTATTACCACATACCACCGATTTATTGTTCACATGGAGCACACCGAATTGAGGCCTTTGCAAACGGTGCTTCGCGCGCGAGAAATGAAAAAGACGCACATCTACGAGTATATTTTGAATGTGATTGGTAAGGATGAATTGGCGGACGAACTGATTCGCATTGATGGACAAAATATGAAAGATCGTGCGGAATGTGATATACTGGAAGCACTTGTCGCGGTGGGAAAACAAATAATGACGGAATGCACTCGAGAGTTCACAGAGGAAGCTGCGAAATACCCGAATTTAAAGACGATTGACGAAATGTATTTTAAGCATGTGAAACACGTTTCGAAACTTTTCAGACAGGCTTTTGCAAGCAGATATACTATGTGCACGCCGGAAATCCTTATTTCGTTGTTGACGGCATGGATTCAAATACTGAAGAAACACCTGGATGCGGCGGAAAGGTATTCGGCGTACTCGAACATCGAGTATATCAAAATGTTGATGGTGTATTCGAGCAAAAAAGGCGTGACAATGTGGGACCACAGGATACATTCTATGCATCATAGCCAGTTTGGGACAAAAGCGGAAATGCGAGAACGTATTGCGCTGTTTAATGATTTTTACAATCGCAGTTCTTCGAGTTCTTCATCTTCTGCAGTGGCGTCTTCTTCGTCTTCTTCTTCAGCGGCTTCGGCGGCGTCTTCTTCGTCTTCTTCTTCAGCGGCTTCGGCGGCGTCTTCTTCGTCTTCTTCTTCAGCGGCTTCGGCGGCGTCTTCTTCGTCTTCTTCGTCTTCTTCGTCTTCTTCTTCAGCGGCTTCGGCGGCGGCGGACTACTAATAAAGGAAACCTACGGTAAGGCGCTTCGGAGCATCGCAGATGCGACGCACCTTATAGCGCCTACGGTGGAACAGCGGAGCTGTTCATTCCTTTTAATCCTTCCCTTTTATTTTACATATTTTCACATTTAAAACGCCCATTTAATATATTTAAAAATTATTTAAATGTATTAAATTAAATTAATTAATTTAATGGAAACAAGTGAAAATATCGAGAAATATATTTTTAGTTCAAAACTAAATATAAATAATTTTATACGCAAAAATGATTATAGAAAAGCATTTGGATTATTAATTTTATTTTTAGAAAGGCTTGATGGTAAAGAAAAAGCGGATGTTATTGATTATTATTCTAAAAATATGATAGATTTTGGTATTTTTTAAAATACCTTCCCAAGTAAATAATGGGCACTTTAAATGTGAAAATATGTAAAATAAAAGGGAAGGATTAAAAGGAATGAACAGCTCCGCTGTTCCACCGTCTGCGCTATAAGGTGCGTCGCATCTGCGATGCTCCGAAGCGCCTTACCGTAGGTTTCCTTTCGTAGGTTTCCTTTATTAGAGGGGCCCAATCATAACTTCGTACCGTATACCTCCTTGGTATTCAAGTCCTTCGAATGGCAAGCCCATCTCATCATCAAACGCCGCAATGTTTGTAAAGAAATCATCATATTCAAGTTCATCGTCAATGTTTGCACATACGCGTTCAAACGTTTCAGGTTCCATTGTCTCGGCATAAAAATCGCGAATAAACCTCAACAGTGAACGTACGGTAGCTTGACTCGAAATTTGTCTATCAACAAAAATGCTCCAACCATCGTCGACAAAAAAACGAATCGAAACGTAATCTCCATCGACATCCGAAAAAACAGGGGCGTCGAGTTCTTGTTGAGAAAGAGTATTTCCAGTTTTCCACTGAGGGTCTTCTCCGTCGCGTTTCCATTCCGCGTTGACAACTTCGTCGCGGATGTCCCACCTGATATTTTCCAACAACATTTTCATAAATTAAATAATAATAATTAATGAAAAAATGACTGCATCAAAAGAACAGCGAGTGCCCCGGGGAAGACCAAAGTTTCATACAGCGGAGTCTAAAAAAGAATACTATCGACAGTATTACAAGGACCATCGAGAAAAATGGGTGTCGGATTATTTTTGCGAAACTTGCGAATTGTTTTGTTCCTTTGTCAACAAGAATCGACACAAAGTGTCAAAATTCCACTTAAAAAAATTAGAGGAACGAAGTTTAGAGCAATCAAATCCTGTAGCGGAAAATCCTCAAATAGAAACCTGTATAACAATTTCATAAATTTAACCTTTAAACAAAAAAATTTTTAATCCATACACCCCAAAAAAAATGAATTCTTCCGCCGATTCTTTGTCAAAACAGTACCAAAAAAAGACTGACAAGCAGCACATCCTAGATAATCCGGACACATACATTGGGTCGATCGAAAACGTCGACGAGACCTTGTGGGTGTACAACGACGCCACCGCCAAAATCGTGTCATCTAAAATCCACTACATCCCGGGACTCTACAAGTTGATGGACGAGGCCATTGTGAACTGTCGCGACCACGTCATTCGCATGATTCAGAAGCACAAGACCGACGAGGCTGCCAATAAACTCGTCTCCTACATCAATGTAGACATTGGCGACGACGGTACCATCACGATGGAGAACGACGGCAATGGGATCGACGTGGCGAAGCATCCGGAGTACAACGTGTGGATCCCGCAGATGATCTTTGGCGAACTCCGCACCTCGACCAACTACGACAAGGACGAGAAGCGCATCGTGGGCGGCAAGAACGGGTTTGGATTCAAGCTGGTGTTGATTTGGTCATCGTCAGGAAGTATCGAGACGGTGGATCATACCCGTGGACTCAAGTATTTCCAAACCTTCAATCAGAATTTGGACATGATCGGAGAGCCGGTCATCACAAAGGTGAAAACGACAAAGCCTTATACGAAGGTGACGTTCAGACCGGATTACCGCCGATTCGGGATTGACGGAATCACGCCGGGGATGTTGGCCTTGTTCAAGAAGCGTTTCTACGACATTTGCGCCGTGACAGATCAGACCGAGAAGAAGATCAAGTTTTCGCTCAATGGTGTGCCGTCCACTGTGAAAACCTTTCCTCAGTACATTGACATGTACATTGGCTCCAAGGAGGAGTCGAAGCGCGTCTACGAGGCGTCTGAGTGCGGGCGCTGGGAGTATGCAGTTGCTCTCGCCCCCTCTCACGAATTCACCCAAGTGTCCTTTGTAAACGGTATTTGCACATACAAGGGCGGCAAGCATGTGGAGTACATTACGGGCCAGATCGTGCGAAAACTGAGTGACTATATCGAGAAGAAGAAGAAGGTGAAGGTGAATCAGTCGACCATCAAGGAGCAACTCATCCTCTTTTTGCGCTGCGACATTGAGAACCCCGCTTTCGACAGTCAGACGAAGGATTTCATGAACACTCCGTCCAACAAGTTTGGATCTTTCTGCACGGTCACTGACGCATTTGTGGAAAAGGTGGCAAAGATGGGTGTCATGGACACCGCGTGCGACTTGACCCAGGCGAAGGAGAAGAACACGGCGGCGAAAAAGACGGACGGATCCAAGACGCGTACGGTGCGTGGCATCGAGAATTTCATGGACGCCAATTGGAGCGGAACTGCACAGTCGGACAAATGCATCTTGATTTTGTGCGAGGGGCTCAGTGCAATGTCCGGCATTGTGTCCGGATTATCGTCGGAAGATCGCAACATCATTGGAATCTACCCCTTGCGCGGTAAACTGCTGAATGTGCGCGGCGAGTCTATCAAAAAAATCACAGACAACAAGGAGATTACGGATCTTAAAAAAATCCTGGGACTCGAAAACGGGCGCGAATACAAGACGATCGAGGATGTCAGACAGCACTTGCGCTATGCCAAGATCATGATCATGTGCGATCAGGATACCGACGGCTCTCACATCAAGGGTCTTTGCATCAATTTGTTCCACTGCGAGTGGCGGTCGTTGACAAAAATCCCCGGATTCATCTCGTTCATGAACACCCCCATTTTGCGCGCCACCAAGGGCGCAACAACCCTTTCCTTCTACAACGATGGAGAGTACAATGCGTGGAAAACGGCGACCCCAGATGCGGACTCGTGGAAGATCAAGTATTTCAAGGGTTTGGGAACATCCAAGTCGGACGAGTTTAAGGAATATTTTGCGAATAAAAAAATCGTGGATTTTGTGTACGAGGAGGCGCAGAGCGACGACGTGATCGACATGGTGTTCAATGACAAGCGCGCGAATGACCGCAAGACATGGCTGATTGAAAAGTACAACAAGGAGTCGTATTTGGATACTGGCAAGAGGCATGTGGGGTATGGCGAGTTTGTGGATAACGAGTTGATCCATTTTAGCAATTATGACTGCGCGCGTTCGATTCCGTCGATGATTGACGGGTTGAAAATCAGTTTGCGCAAGATATTGTACAGTGCGTTCAAGCGCCGACTGACGAGTGAGATCAAGGTCGCGCAATTCTCGGGCTACGTGTCGGAGAATAGTTCTTACCACCACGGCGAGGCGAGTTTGAATGGTGCGATTGTAAACATGGCGCAGAATTTTGTGGGATCGAACAATATTAATTTGTTGGAACCCAACGGCCAGTTTGGGACAAGGCTGCAGGGCGGCGAAGACTCGGCATCGGAGAGATATATTTACACCATGTTGAATCCAATCACGCGAGCACTATTTCCCGAGGCGGATGACGCGATCTTGAGCTATTTGGACGACGATGGCACCGTGGTGGAACCCGAGTTTTACGTCCCCATTATTCCCTTTGCTTTAGTGAATGGGATCAAGGGTATTGGCACGGGATTCTCTTGTTCGATCCCGCCTTACAATCCTCGCGATTTGATCAACAATATTCGCAACCGCCTCACTGGGCAACCGATGTTCGAGTTGGTCCCCTATTTCGAAGGATTCAAGGGCACGGTGGAAAAGATCGAGGCGGACAAATACTTGATCAAGGGATTATATGAGAGGTTAGGACCAGACACCATTGTGATTACGGAGTTGCCGGTAGGAAAGTGGACGATGCCCTACACAAAACAGTTGGAGGAAATGATGGACGGAGCGACGGATAAAGACGGGAGAAAGTCGGCACCAATCATTAAGGAGTTTACGTCGTTGTGTACCGAGGTGAATGTGAACTTTACAGTGGTTTTTCCGAGAGGCAAGCTGGACGAGATAATGGCGTCAGAAGGCGGGGTTGAGAAGGTGATGAAGCTCACGACAACCATCAAGACGTCGAATATCCACATGTTTAATGCTGAGCGCAAGCTGAAAAAGTACGAACATGTAGAGCAGTTGATTGACGATTATTTCAACGTGAGATACGAGGCATATGGCAGACGCAAACACAAGTTGATTGAGGAGATGGCGAACCGCGCCCTTTTACTGACGAATAAAGCGCGATATATCGAGTATGTGTTGATTGACAAGATTGATTTGAGACGAAAGACAGGGGACGCCGTCAATGGAATGTTGTTTGCGAACGGGTTTGACAAGATTGACGGAGACTACAAGTATTTAGTGAAAATGCCGATGGATTCGGTCACAAGCGAGAATGTGGAAAAGTTGCGACGCGAAAGGGACGAGACGTTGAGGGAGCTCGAGGTGTTGAAACAAACTACTTTAGAACAAATGTGGTTGCGCGAGTTGGATGTCTTGGATGCGAAATACCAGGATTACAAGAAGTTGAGAGAAGAACTACAGATGGCTGTTCCGGCGAATGCGAACGATAAGAAGAAATCCAAAAAAAGAACTTACGGAGAACGTGTATAAATGATATTACACATATTTATGTATCCACTCAATCATCATATTGGATTTAAAATTGTTGTTTCATTTTTTATGTTTGCAGAATATCAAAGTCGCAATGCTTATAGACGTGCCAAAATAAATTTGCTTAAAAACCAACAAAAAAATTAAATTAAAATAAATTAAATTAAATTAATAAAAATATAGTATAAACATGTCTGCAATGTTAAATATGCGTTCGAGTCGGCTTTGGTGTCTCAACCGGGCACCAATCGAGTACAGTAAAGTGCAAACCTCGACCAATAATCCGAAAATTAGTCAGAAAATGCGTTATTCTCAAATTGTAAATACCCCTGCAAACCAGCGCACAATAAAGGGCAAGGTGACCCAGCGGACAATTGCGCCTCTGACAAACTAATTTCTTGGTGTGTGGTATAGAGAGAGAAACATGACAAAAAAACCGATTCGGCAATTGGATGGGTACTATGTTATCAAAGGTAAGAAATGGAAGGAGCTTTTCGGAAGCCGCGAGCAAGTGTATAACGGAACAGCTTACAAAACCGCTGGGAACCTTACGAAGAAAGACCTATTTTTTAATAAGAACGGTCGTATAGTGTCTGCGAAAAAGCATAAAACTGCTTCTATCGAAAGACGTTTAGAAAAACATGGATACTTTGCTCGTAAAGGCCGATTTGGATACGTACGAAAGACCCAGAAGAAGCAAAAGCAATAATTTTAAAAAAAGTATTTAGTAATAATATAATAACAAAGATGCACACAAGACAAGAAGACGGCATGTATCACATTTCTGGACATATTTACTCACAACTTGAGGGGTCTCGCGCCCAAGTTTACCACGGAACCGCTTTTCGTACCAGCGGGGGCCTTACAAAGAAGGATATAAAAATGTCACGTTGGGGGCGACTTGTCTCAAAGGCCAAGTCGATGAAGGCCAAGAAGGAAAATCGCTTAGAGAAGAGCGGTTTCTTTGCTAAGAAGGGCCAATTCGGAGTGGTCAAGAGAGAGGCGGGCGAGTGCCACGGAAAGAGCGCAAAGAAGTGCCGCAGTTCAGGCAAATGCAAGTATGTGAGTGGAAAGACTCGCAAGTATTGTCGCAAAGCCTAAAGCGAAGCGATTCGCGATAAGCGAAAAACGAAAAAAACAATATAAAAACCGCGATTTATATATTGTTATTGTTAAAATGGATATGGACATCGAGAACGACAGTTTAGGACAAATGATCGAAACAATTACGGCGATTCACCAAAGATACAAAGCGGATGAGTACATGGGTCCGAAACTTCACAATTTCATTTGCAACCAGTTGGCAACAACTTTAGAGAACATGGACCGCAACCACCAAGAGCGGATCCAGCGATTAGAGGACCTCACGGTGGACCAACAAGTGTTCATCCAGTCGTTTCTCTTTTACAACCGCTACTTCTACCACCCGAGCACCGAGCAGTTTTTCCACTACGACGGCGAACATTACACACAATATAGCGAAGACAACGTGATATACAACATTTTGTCGACAATCAACAAGGACGGCATGTTGATGAATTGGAAGCAAAAAACCAAGGTGACAATCATGAAGCGAATCAAGGACAACCATATATACCAATCGATCCCCGAATCGGCAACGATTCAGGCGGTATTGAACCGTTTGTATCCAGCGGTGTTTTCAACCAAAGCAGAGGCGAAATATTTTCTCACAATTTTGGGGGACAACATACTGAAAAAAGAGGCGACAATGATCCACATTATCCCACCGGCGGCGAAGCCGCTGATCAACAGCCTGAACATTTTGTGTCAGACGTGGTTCGGGACAAATGCGTGCCAGACAATTAAATTCAAGTACCACGCAGAGCACATTTACAGTCAGATCCGGTTATTATCCTCAGTATCAACGACAACCCAGCTGAACGAGAACGGACTCGACATTTTGTGCGTGGCGTGCCACTATTCGAACCGCTACCAGAGTTCAGACAATTATTTGATGAAGTTCAGCAACGACGATGCACTCATCAACTCGGTATTTTATTTGAGAAATTTGAGTCCCGAAGCATTGATCGACAAATTCGTGGGTGAGTATATCCGAGTGACGCCGACTTCGGGAAAACTGACACTAGGCAACGACGTGATCAACGATTTTGTATTCAAGCCGACACAAATTACTTGGAAAAACATGCACTACTTATGGAAGCACTTTTTGGAGTCAAATCAGTTACCGAGCGTAGTTTTTGTCGCTAGACTGAAGACGAGACTGATCGAATTAATGTCGAAGCATTACGACGCGGAGCAAGACGCGTTTAACGGTATCAATAGCAAGTATTTACCGAATGTGTGCAAGTTTTTGCAGTTTTGGGAGGAGACGATGGTGGCGGATGATGGCGAGATCGAGTTGGAAGTGGGGGAAATCGCGACGCTGTTTAAGCAGTGGCGCGGGAAGGACGGAAATAACAACATGGGGGAGAAACAGATTTTGGATATCATCAAGTATTTTTATCCCGATGTGGAGATTGACGACGACAAATATTTGTATCGAATCCGAAACAAGATGTGGGATAAACAGTTGGATATACAAATGGCGTTGAACGAAATGAACGAGAATGTCGCTACTCCGATGTCGGCATATGACGCCTATGTATACTATTGTGAATACATGAATCGGCGTCCGAATGCGCTGTTAGTGAGCAAACAGTATTTCGACAAGTTTGCTTGCCCGTTAACTTTATTTTCATAAATATACATCAGAAAAATGATTAAACAACTTGTATCGGCAGTGGTTGTGGGAATTTTGATTGGAATGGTTTTAACCGCAGTCGAAGTAATCTTTTCCAAAATAAATTAAAACAAAACTATTATTGTATAACATTTATTATGTCACACAATAAAAAACTAGTCATCGTGGAGTCGAGCAGCAAATGCGGCTCCATCGAAACCTATTTGGGCGCGGCTTACTACAAATGCATTTCGTGCAATGGCCACATCCGTTGTATTGCCGACTTGAAAAGTATCAATACAAAAAAGAATTTTGAGACGACTTATACGATCGATCCCGACAAAAAGCAGCATGTGGAGAAGATGAAGGCAATCATATCGACCTTTCGAAAAGAAAACATTATATTGGCGACGGACCACGACAGAGAAGGCGAAGCCATCGCGTGGCACATTTGCGAAGTATTTGGACTCTCTGTGGATACAACACCGCGAATTATTTTCCACGAAGTGACGAAACAGGCACTGCAAACTGCAATCGAAAATCCGCGCAAAATCGATATGGATATGGTGCGGTCTCAGCAGGCCCGCCAAGTACTGGATATGCTGGTGGGGTTTTGTATATCACCCCTGTTGTGGAAACATCTCAACAATAACAATACGCTGTCTGCAGGGCGTTGCCAAACACCAGCTCTGCGACTTGTCTATGAAAACGATTTGAAATCGAAAGAGACCGCGACAAAAGAAAAACACAAAGTGGCCGCCTGTTTTTTCCCGCAAAACTTGATGTTCGATTTGGACACTGAGTTTGAGACCGAATCGGAAGTCAAAGCATTTATGGATTTGTCGCCAAATCATGAACACAAGTTGATTGTATATCCGCAGCGTTTGTCGGAACGCTCACCACCGAAACCGTTCAACACGTCGGCGCTGTTGCAGTTAGCAAACAACGCGCTGCATCTGGGTGCAAAGGAGACGATGGCATGTTGTCAAACTTTGTATCAAATGGGACACATCACATATATGCGAACCGAGAACCGCAAGTATTCGCCGACATTCATCGAGGTAGTTTCCAAATACATTGAGGAACAATGGTCGGAGAAACATGTGCATCCGAAATTATTGGAAACCCACGGAAACACAGACTCGAACAATCCGCACGAGGCGATTCGAGTGACGAATGTAAAGATGCGCGACATCTTGATGGTTGGAGACGTGAAAGATACAAATATGATTGCGAAAGTATACAAGTTGATTTGGATGAATACGATACAAAGTTGTATGGCCCCGGCGGTATTCAACACGATGCCGCTCGAAGTCGGCGCCCCGCAACAGCACAAATACAAACACTTGTTGGAAATCCCAAAATTCAAGGGGTTTTTGGCATTGCAGTCGGAAACAGCAGTGGCAGCATGCACACCCGAACTCTTTGCGTCAATGGCGATGCGACAAACGCAGAGCAGTTCCATTAACTACAATTATATACAATCAAGTGTGGGATATACAAACAGACACACACACTACTCGGAAGCAAGTCTGATAAACAAACTCGAAGACTTGGGGATTGGTCGGCCCTCTACATTCGCTTCGCTGGTCGACATCATCCAGACCCGCAAGTATGTAGGCAAGCGCGACATCAAAGGCACCAAGATAAATAGTGTCGAATACATGTTGAGAGGAGGGGGCGAGAAACGGCTGATGGAAACGAAGGTGGAGAAGACGATGGGCGGCGAGCATGGCAAACTGGTCATAGAACCGACGGGGATTGTTTCGATTGAATTTTTGCTGGAACATTTTGAGAGTTTGTTTTCATACGACTATACAAAAAAGATGGAAGACAGGTTGGACTTGGTGGCGAGTGGACAAGAACCGTGGTACGCCGTGTGCGAGGATGCATACAAGGACATTAAGCGACAAGTAAAGGTGGTGGACAAATTGGAATACAAACTTGCGGACACGGATGAATTTGTATTGGTGTTTTCCAAATTTTCGAATTTTGTATTAAAAGACAAGGAAGCGAAATTATACAAGGCTACGAAACCGGATTTCAAACCGGATATGGACAAATTGCGAAGGGGCGAGTATACATTCGAAGAAGTGGCGCAAACGGAGGACCGGGCGTTGGGAGAGTGGAATGGGCACACGGTGACACTCAAGACTGGCAAGTATGGGCCATACATTGAATACAATCAAGGCATGCATACATCGATCGGAAGTTTGAAAAAACCGATGGAAGAAATCGTGTTGGAAGATGTTGTATCGTTTATGGATTGTCGAGTACTAACGCCCGAGTTGAGTATTCGAAAAGGAAAGTTTGGAGAATATATATTTTACCAGACGGCGGAGATGGAAAAGCCACAGTTCTTCAACTTGAAAGGATGCGAAGACCACGCGACGAGAGATACAAACGCATTGGTGGAATGGATCACCTCGACATACAAGTTGAATGATGTACAAAAAAAGAAGCGAAAAGCCAAAGAGCCAGCGAAAGAAAAGAAGCAAAAAAAATCGGTGTAAATAGTAAAGGGAAATATGCCAGAAACCACTTGCTCAAAAAGTCTAATATCCCTATTTATTTGTTACTTTGTATCGTTCATCTATGTTTTCGAAAAGCATACAAAATTTTGGGGATACATATTGTTGATAATATCGTATTTGTTCTCGTTTTTATTTGCATATCAGTATCGAACTGACATTGAAACCAATTTCCGAACACTTGCTGAATATTTAAAAGAGTCATCTGTATACATATTTAGAGTATTTTTAGTGTGTTTGTTTTCTATCGTATTTTTTAGTTTGTATAGTTTAATCAAGATTTTAAACGCATATGTATACAAATCAAAGAAGGAGGGTACATTTGATTTGAAACTAAGTGCACGTCACGAGCGAGAATTAAAAATATTTGACAACTCATTCATTGTTGGTAATATTTCACTGTTTGTATTCATCATACTACTTGCAAAAGGTTATGACTTTGGCGACTCGGTGAAGAACAATGGCGTTCAGTTATTCTTCTTTCTGGTTGCTTTTGTTTGTGTTTGGATACAAATGGCATTTGCAACCAAGTTTTCGTATGTGAAACGAGAATAAAGATCATTTTTTTTTGTATCAACAGATGGTATAAAAAAAAATGACAAACATTTATTGGATGTACACGCTGCGAATGTTGGTAACCGCGATTGTTATATTTAGCGCGCTGCATTATGGCGCCATGTTTTTCGATTACAATTTAGCGACATATTTCAATCTCTTGTATTTCCGCGCGTTTAGTAAACGGGTGTCGATTGACAAGATTTTGTATGCAATTTTCGCAATTAGTGCGTTTATACTGGCAATCGACCGCACCACTTGGCTGCCGTTTTTGGGAGACAGCGTGCTACCGGGTGCGGTAGTTCCTTTGAAGACCAATGCCGGTGATACAAAAGTCGAAGTCCATGTGACCCCTGGTGCGAAAGTTGTATACTGGGCGGCAAAGCCTGGAACCGAAATACCGACAGTGGAGAAAGCGTATGACGACTACAGCAACAGTGGCGTTGTATTAGCAAATGATTTGGGAGTAGCGACACTCACGTTTGACAAAGGGTCCGAGTATGTAGTGCCATCGGGGAAGCAGTTGAAGAGCCACGTTCATTACCGAGAGTTTTTAGACGATTATGGAATGATGGGACCGGTTCAGAGTGTATTCCTATGAGAATAAAAAAAAACAATAAAAATATTTGTATCTAACCAAAAAAATTATATACAAATTGGTCACTTGTATCAACTAGAACAACCAAAAAAAAGAATCATGAAATACTATGAGACCCACTTTGACGAGTATTTGAAGGCTGTAAACAACTACAATTTGCACCCCGAACTGATACCTTATTTTGCAAAGTTTCCAAAGAATGTGCACGACTTGACGAACCTTATTTTCTACGGACCTGCTGGCGTTGGTAAGAACACACAAATGTTGTATTCAATCAGCAAATACAGTCCGAGCAACCTTGAGCACGACAAAAAGATTTGTCTCCAGACTGAAAAGTATACATATCAGTTCCACATCAGCGACATCCATTATGAGATCGATATATCGCTTTTGGGCTGCAACTCGAAACTGATATGGCACGACATTGTTCAACAAATTGTGGATATTGTATCGGTAAAGCACGACAAAATCGGGATAGTTGTTTGTAAAAATTTTCACCTGATACACACCGAGTTACTCGAGATATTCTACAGTTATATCCAAGAATACAATACAAAATTGTCGTCAATCCAGTTGCGGTTTATCCTGATCAGCGAGCATCTGAGTTTCATACCCAACAACATTTTGGACGCATGTGAAACGATTCAGATTAAACGTCCCGATAAATCTTTGTATATAGAGATGATCAGGCAGTTGCCAAAGACCCGCAAATACAACAAGACATTTGTGGAGACGCCGTCCACAGAAGACGAGTTCCTCCACAAAATCACAAATTGTCGTCAAAAGGTGGATACAAGTGAAAAGACGTGCGCAGTGATCGAGTCGATTGATACAAACAATTTATTGAATATTAAGGAACTGAATTTCTTCAGCAAGTTGGAGAGCGTGGACAAAATGCCGGACGACATATTCAATGTGATTTGCGATGTGGTCATTGAGCAGATGCTGGCGCCGGAGAAACTGGTCCACGCAACCTTTCGCGACGCTTTGTATGATATTTTGATATACAACTTGGATGTCACGGAGTGTGTATGGTATATTTTGTCGTATTTTGTGGAAAATGATTATTTGAAAGGCCATGACATAAGTGACGTGCTGATGCGGATCAACAATTTCTTGAAATATTTCAACAATAATTATAGGCCAATTTATCACTTAGAAAGTATTATGCACTACATGATAATCAAGATATTCAAGTATGCAGAGTTACCAAAAAGCATGTAAGACCCTTGAGCTGGATGTTGTATCGATAGAAACGGTGAGGAAACAATACAAGTTGATGGCTCTTAAATACCATCCGGACAAAAACAAGACGGCGGATGCGCATACAAAATATTTGGAAATCAAAGAGGCGCATGATTATTTGCTTGTATACTTGGAGAACAGAGGCGGCGAAGCCGCCGCGGCACAAACGGAGTCGTGGACATCGACCGTGTCGTCATTTTTCGAGACTTTGTATAACAATCAGCATTTGCAAAAGCGCGTGTTTCATCCGCTGTTGATGCGCGTGATACAAACATGCGAAACAACATTATTCGAAAAGATGGATACAAAAAGAGCGACAAAAATCTATGAAATTTTGGTAAAATACAAAGATTCTCTGCATTTGTCGGAGGAATTTTTAAAACAGGTGAACGATATTATTTGCAAGCGGTGTGAAGCGACAATGGCGGCAAGCGAGACAATTATTTTGAACCCCAACTTGGACGATTTATTGAACCAGTCTGTATACAAATTGAAAGTGGACGGCGAAGAATATTTTGTGCCGCTGTGGCATAGCGAGTTGTTGTATCAAAAATCACTCAACAAACAAGTGATTGTGCAATGTGAACCAGAGTTACCAGATAATGTGGAGTTGGACGAGAACAATAATATACATTTGTATATTCGATACAATTTGATGGAGTTGTGGAACAGGAGAGATACAAATGTGGAGTTTTTGATCGGATCGCAGAAGCGGGAATTTTGTATGGAGTCTCTTAAAATCAAAAGGGGTGAACAAGTGATTTTAAAAAAGGGGGAGGGCATACCGATGCTAGCAATGTTTGATGTGGACGAGTTGTCGGATATTTATTTGCATATTACGCTTGAATAAGCCATCAGTCAGCGTCTTTCACACTATTTGCGCGATTTGTATACACGTTTGCCCCAAAAACTATTCATGTTGGTGGGTAAAGGATTTTCGACTTTTGTTACCTCTTCTTCTTCTTGAACCTCTTGTTCTTCGTTGCCCGCAAAGATTTTGTCGTCTTCATCCGATGAATCGGTTGCGTCGTAGTTATTTTTGGCGCACTTTTCTTCAAAGTCTTGCATCTCAAAGTGTTTGATTAAGACTTTAAAACAGTTTTCAATGGCGTCGTCGATGTCATTGGTGGTTTCGGTCTCGGGGTTTTCAAGATATTTTCCGAGGACTTCTTTGATGCGGCCCGTGTTTTTTTGGACTTTCTTATAATAATCTTGGACGACGGCGGATCGGTCGGGATCGGCGCTTGCTAAATAAGTATTGTATCGTTTCTTGCTGGTCAAGAGTTTCAGAGTAAGGGCGTCGATCTCGTTCATATACACCTTTGAATATTTAAACTGGCACGGTTAAACGCCAAAAAAAAAGAATCAAAGTTTAGGTATTTTCATACCTTGTGTATATTTTGTTTATAGCAATTCGTTGAAACTGCTTGATTACTTTTGTTTTCTCTACATAGATAACTTGGTCTTTCCAATTTATGTATTGCTTGATACGCTATCTTATAGATGTTAGATGCCCCATTACGATCTCTATTCCACGACCCACAACCGCTCTTACAGCGTAGTAGCCCGTGAACCAACCGCATGTCATCTTTATTTGGTCTTGGATTTTTCCTTACCATAAACTTCTCACATACTCCTCCATCACATTTGGAACATTTACAACTGCTCCTAAACTCATCAACTAAATATACATTGTAGTTATTTTTACGAAGCAATTTTCTCATTCCTATTCCTAATGTAGGTTCTTTGTATTTCATTTGTTGGCGTTGTTCCCAATCTCCAATACAAATCACAACTTCATCTGGATTACCATATATCTTCCTAAAATCACTTATCATCTTTTGTTCGTTTCGTTTGATATTGATATGTCTTCCAAACTTTAATTTGCGGAACAAATGTTTTGCATAAAAATCAAATAATATATGGTTTATTCGATTCTTTTCAGTTATGTATAACTTGAACTTGTCTACACAAAGTGTTTTGCGATTATGCAAAGACAATTCAGTTTCATATTCAATGACACTCTTTCCTTGTATTTTATTGGTTTTCATACCCAATATGATATTGTTGTATTTCTTCATCTTGGTTTCTTTCCTTCGTTGATTTTGTGAATACCGAAATACATTTGCATCTCTAGAAGCACTATCTACACAGTAAATTAAATCTTCTTTACCAGGGTCAATCCCAATAATCTTCTTGTTTTGTAAACCAGAATAATCATTCAGTTCATCAATATGCAATTCGCGTGATATACTTTTCTTCACATTTGGTAATCGCTTTCCCACCAAATCATCACGAATAAATAATATGGAAACACCTACTCCATCCGTAGAAATCATATGATGGAATGCAAAATCTGTCTTATGAAATACCTTCTTTTCTGTGCGAAAAAAGAACTTCCATATTTTATCTTCATGTTTCTTTGTATTACCTTGATTACTAAAATCACTTTTCTTTCCTTGCTCTTTTCGTAAAAGCAAATACACTAATGTAATTGTATCCAACCGTATATAACCAGGTGATATGCTGCTTCTTAAAGGAAAAACATTACTGATTGTTTCCTCATCAGTTTCAACTTGTTTCATCATTGCAATCATACAAGAGAAATAATCCATAGGTTTACATTTCAAATCATAATAGATACTTTGCTTTTGGAATTTATCTTTGTTGGGAATAATGTACTTCTTTTGTTGGGTAATCCATTCATGATAATAGGATTGTGACGTATAATCAACACTACTATCTACATTCAATAAATCATTTTTTATTTTTCGCAGTTCCTTTTCCAATTGTCGTATTCGTGCTTCCTTTTCTTTTTTGGTAGGAAATATTTTCCGTATCTTCTCAACCAGCATCTTCTTTTTCCAGACAACATTTACAAAGCGTTCCACATAATCAACATAATGTAATTGGATGTTATTTTCATACATCGTCATAATGTCTTCACATAAGTAAGAAAGCACATTACTCATATATTCATAATCCAGTTGCTCTGGTTGTGTATATGGTTTATAATGTTCTGTATAGAAAGCAGTAAGTTTCTCTTTGAGTTCAATCGTTTCTCTTTTGGGTGGTTTTCCAGTGTTCGTATGCTTTTCCCCACACACAATTTTCATAATATTCAAAATAAGCACTTTATCAATGATTGGTAAAGTGTGTAAATTGGTATTGTAATAATGAAGTATATATAATTTTAGAAATTGCAAAGTGTGAATAACGATTTTATGTGCCTTGATAACCACATCGTTAATTTTCTTTGTATTGATTTCAGCGTGTTTTAGTATGCTTTTCAGCGAGGTCTTGGTGGATTTGAAAAACTCTGGTGGTTTCTCTTTTGCTTTTTCCATCCTATATATATATTAGACAAACATTTTTTTTAAGTTCTTTATAAAAAAATTAATTATTCCTAAATGTTTTAATTTTTTTATAAAAATGGATTTTCCTAAATATTTTCATTTTGAATGGCCGATATTTTTTCTTTTCGTTTTAAATATGCTTTTCTGTTTATTTCCTTTAACTTATCTGGATTTTCTTGTGATATTTTTTTCATTCGGTCTTTTGCTTTTTGGTTAACAACTTCTTTATTTCGCTCGTAATATGATTTTTGTGGTTTAGAATATGTTTCTAATTGATGTTTTAATTTTATATTTTCTGCTTTGAGTTTTTCATTTTCAATCAATATATTATCCATATCTAATATATTAAATATGCATATTTTTAAATAATTATGACTTATAATTTTTCAATTTACACTTACGCGTGGATAGCTTCCGTTTATATGTTGTGTCATCTTTTATTATACATTTTTTGTATTTTTTTCTTAAAATAATACAAAATTAAACTACCCACCGAAAAACAAAAAGGAGGGGTTACAAAGCAGTCGTTCGGGAGGTCGCTTTGCGACCGACCACAGACAGTGGCTGCGAGCCTTGTGAAGGGCGTAAGCCGCGAAGCGGCTGAATACCTTGGTTCCCCTTAGAGGAGTGATGAAATAAGTGAGCCCTTATAGGTTTCGATACCGGTGTGATCTAATTCGATGGTAATATCTGCATAGACCTCGCCACCCATTTTCGTCCAGCGGTGGCAGAACATCCAGTCTTCCGAGAAATAATGGCCATCCTCGACACCACAATCGAAAAGGGCGTATGCAAAGTCGTTTTCCGACCCGCTCAAAAAGTTCACGTCGTCGACATACTTGGTTTGTGGGAAGGCCTTTGACATGAGTTCGATAACGTTTCGCTTAATAAGCATGAAACCGGTGGCCAAATGGCGGACCTTGGTTAAATTGTTTTGTATCTCGAGAAAGTTTGAAATATAATTGATATTGTATCGCACCAGGTTTGTCTTCAAATAATTCGTGTCAGTGTGTGCGTCCTTAAGTTGCGACTTTTGTTTTCGCGCCAGAATTTCGCTTACCAAGCTGGGGTTTGTCGCAAGTTTATCGAATTCATAATTCTTGATAGGATAAATGCCGCCCACAAGAGGCTTATCAGCAACCAACAATTTGAGAATGTCAAAAGGAGACCAAGTGATGTCTGCATCAATAAACATAAAGTGAGTTGCGGTCTTGATGTGCATGGCCTTGGCGATCAAATTGTTGCGTGCACGTGAGACCAAACTGTCGTTGCGACAAAAATGAACGGTGGCTTCGATGCCCAAATCCTTGCACATGAACATAGTTTGCAAAAGAGATTCAGTGTATGTGCAATACAAACTGCTGTTGTAACAGGGAGTGAGGAAAATGATGTGAGGCTTGGTCTTGGCGATGTAGTCGGTGATGGCTTTGGGGACCGCAGGCTCTTGAATTTCCTCGATTTGATAACGAATTGGGTCAGACATGGATGGTGATATATATAAAAATAAAATGTGTAAAAGCTTTATATGCGTTTTTTCGATTGAGTTATTGTTTGCATTATTGTTTGAATTATAAAAAAAAACAAATAAGATGGTGGTGTCTTATTTGTTTTTTGTTTTTTTTTAATTTTATTTTTTATTGAATCCTTTCCAAAATGCTTTTAAGAGGATTTGTTGTCCCAAGCAAATTAAAAAAAGGAGGGGTTAAAGGGGAACCATCGGTTCTCCTCCCTTAGGCGGACGCAGCCTTGATGAAGTGGATCTTCAAGAACTTCTGGAGGTTGAAATAGGTGAGAGTCTCATCCTTTCCAATCTTGAGGAGCTTGGCGAGCTTGGCATCGGGGTTGATCTGTCTTCCCTGGACCTTGTCCTTGAGCTGGTTGGCGGTGATGTAGGCGTTGATCTCCTTACTGACCTCAACACGGGACATCATGGTGCCAGCCTCCTTACCAAGGAACTTGATGAGCTCATCACTGATGACAGAGGGCTTGACAAATCCGGAGGGCTGTCTGTTGGGGTTGGGGACCTTGGACTTTCTCTTGGACTTGGAAGCGTTCTTGAGCTCGCGAGAAACAGACTTCTCGAGGACCTTGTAGTCAGTCTTCATGGTAGACAAAATGGCAGTGACCTGCTGGATCTTGGAACTGAAATCAGACAACTTGGAGGAGAGGGTAGAAGCATCGGCGACAGCGGCCTGCTCCTCAGCGGGGGCGGAAACAGGGGTGTCGACAACGGGAGCAGAAGCGGGGGTAGCAGCAGCAACCTTGGGCTTTCTCTGCTTCTTCTCAGCAGCAGCTGCAACAGGGGCAGCGACGGCGGGGGTTGACTCAACAGTGACAGTGACGGCGGGAGTAGTAGACTCGGTAGACTTAGTTTTGCGGACCATTTTCTTTTTATACACTCTATAGTGGTAGTTTTTTAAGTACTTTAACGCATAAATACATTTTGACACGCATTTACGCGGCGGGCACAATGGTGAAGAAGTTGTCATACAACCATGGCATTTGGATTCTCGCCTCCAAAGAAACAATTGTGAGGCCAGTCAAAAAATACATTGCGCCTAAATTCTGGTGCTCGGAGTCGATACCAGAAAAAACCAAAGTTTCGGCCATTCCCACAACCAATTGCATAATTTGTTCTAAAGGCGACTCGGGGTCAATCGGCCTCGTTCCAAAAATGGTTTCGCTAAATGGTGACATGCGTGGGCAAATCCGGTTTCGCAAATCTCTTGGTAATGCGTGCCATAACTGATTGATCTTTACAATCATGTAGTAGATTCTGGGGGGCGTCAAGCGTGTCAGCCACTGTATCTGCGTATAATTGCCGAGTTGGTCAATGTGCATGAAAATCGCGGTGATTCTTTGATCAATTGTTCGCTGTTCTTGTTGAGGTTGCTGTCTCAGCTGCTGCTGCTGCTGCTGCAGCTGCGGTTGCTGCTGTCGACGTGTTGGACGTCGCTCTTTGCTCAATACGGCCTGAACAAGCGACGAAGTGGTCATGCCGTTGCTCAGTTCCACAATGTGTTTGATGAGTTCGTTCGCGGGGAACAGCAGATTTGTGAGCTTGACAATTTCGACAATCTTACTCTCTGCGGGTTTCATATTGTCTCGATTGTATGGGTTCTCAAATTTATTATTATTATTATTCTTCACTGTCATGGTAAATAGTGACTTCAAATTGAAACCATAATTGTGCTTTTGGTCCGTGTGTTGAAAGAAGAGTAAATAAGGAATCTCGTCGAGTGGCTCGAGTGTGTAAAAATCACTTTCGTTTACACAGCCCTTTGACGTGCCTTTGAGTTTGAACCACTTGGATACAAAGAATCGGCGAACATTCCGTTGGATTTTAATTACGTTAGCAGTCATCGTCAAACATTCGCGGATTCTCGCGGCGAGATCCGCTTTAGTTCCGGAAACTTTGAGGTGAAGACTTTTTGCAAAACTCTTGAGTTCGGGGAGTTTCGATTTATTCAGATCCGTTTTAATAATTTCGTTGTAAGAGTCGGCGACTTCTTTTGGTTTTGCCATTTTTGAGAGCATATAAAGGTTATATATAATTCTTGCTTAATATAATTTTTTTGTAAACTTTTTTGTAAACTTTTTAACAAACTTCATAAATTTAATATTTTTACGAAATACAAATTAAAGCCAACTCACAAAGTAAAGTAAACCAACAAAAAAAATGTCCGCCGCCGCCAAAACTCCTATCGTTCTTGATGTCAACACTTGGGTCCCTGAGGCCTTCCGCTTCACTCCCCCCAAGGTAAACACCAATCAAGGAAAGTCAATCAATATTATTAGTAACCAGACTGGTCGTGGTCTGCACATTTCGAGTCCTCTGTTGACCACTTGGGGCATTAGCGACTTTGTTGATCCTACCACCGGCGTTTCGGATGGTAAGTTCAGTCTTTCTCTCACTTTCCCCAATGGCGAGTATGCCAACAAGAACACCACTGCCTTTTTGGAAAAGTTGGTTGCATTTGAGCAAGCCATCTTAAACGAGGCTGTCAAGAACTCGGAGCTCTGGTGGGGTAAGAAGTTGAATCAAGAAATTCTCAAGTACACTTTCTTCCCAATTCTCAAGTATCCCAAGATCAAGGGTACCCAGACACCCGATATGTCCAAGAGTCCTAGTTTGAGCGCCAAGGTCCCCTTTTACGAGAAGGAGAACAAGTGGAATGTCGAGTTGTACGACACCACCGGCAACTTGATCTTCCCTTGTGAGAATGATGAGCTCACTCCCGCACACTTTGTTCCTAAGCTGAGTAATGTTGCATGTGTTTTGCAATGTGGTGGAATCTGGGTTGCTGCCAAAGGTTGGGGTGTTACCTGGAAGCTTGTTCAGGCAGTCGTCAAGCCCAAGGAGGTCGTAACCGTTTTTGGCAAGTGCCACATCAGTCTGTCAGATGAAGATAAAGTGGCCATGGAGACTTCGCGCGTCGAGGAAGATGCAGAGGAAGAATCACCCGCCGTTAGCTCGACCCAAGTGGCAGATAGCGACGACGAAGAAAAGCCCGTTGCAAAGAAACTCAAGGTTGGTGGTGCAACTGTGTCCGATCCTGTGCCTGCTCCTACTCCTGCACCAGCGCCTGTTTCTGCTCCTGTTCCTGTAGAAGAGCCTGCCAAAAAGAAAATCATTAAGAAAGTTGTCTCCAAATAAGTAGATTTTTTTTTCATAATTTAACATAATAATTTATCTATTAAAAAATTAATAAATTAATTGCTTACAGTTTTTTAGAATGAGTCAAAAAACTGTGGAAGAGTATTTTACCAAATTTCCGGATAATGCAAAAAAAATAAAAGTTACAATGAAATCCGATCATCTTCCTAATTTATCACGGTTTTATCAATTAGAAATATTGGAATGTTATTTCGGTAAACTCACCAGTTTGCCAGTTCTGCCATCTACTTTGAAAGAGTTGCATTGTCATTGTAATCATTTAACGAGTTTGCCCGCGCTGCCATCTACTTTGGAAATATTGCATTGTGAAAACAATTTACTTACACATTTGCCGGTTTTGCCATCAACTTTGAAAGAGTTGCGGTGTTCTTCTAATAAACTGACCGGGTTGCCCGATTTGCCATCTGCTTTGAACGAAATATATTGTAATAATAATCAACTGACCAAGCTGCCAGTATTGCCAGGTTCGTTGACTCGGTTATACTGTTATAATAATCAACTGACCAGTTTGCCTTTACTGCCGTCAACTTTGACTAGATTATATTGTTCTCACAATCAACTGACTAGTTTGCCTTTACTGCCGACTACATTGGAATGGTTGTTTTGTAATAACAATCCAAATATGGATTGTTATCTTGAAATACACGAAATTCCTATGGCTGATTTTATTGCAAAAATTCGAAATAAAATGAATATAATTCACCGGTTCAAACACATGTTTTATACTTTGAAATATAAAAAGCAATTCCATGAATGGATATGGGCGCGTGTCCGAGAACCTCATATAAGAAAAAGATATAAACCGGATAATTTAATAAAATTGTTGGAAGGAAGCGATGAAATGACATTGGACGAGTTGGAAAAAATCCTTGAAAATTGGTAATCCGCCAAAAAAGAAATGATATTTGAGTAATATTTATATTTATATATATATATGTATAATAAACACATGCGAACACAAATAAAAAAATTAAATAATAACCAATCGAAAACTAAAAAAAATTTCAAATCATTAAATTGTAGTCCATGTGTTGCTAATAAAAAAGTTGTAAAAAATTCATGCATGACACTGGAAGCCCTTATGAAAATCAGAGATGAATACAACAAAGACCATCCTGAGAATAAAATCATCGCATCAAAACCAGTCCTTATTTGGCACGAACTCAAGATGAAACTCGACTGCAGCGACGAGCGTTGTTGGGTGAAAGAGATTGACGACAAAACCCTGCGCGCCCAAATAAAAAACCAGCTGTTTGCGCCCGAACACCCGCCAGAATGGGCAACCAATAAAAACGAGTGGTTGAGTAATTATGACATTGATGCCGTAATGCAGCAGTACGAAGATAAAGACAAGACATTCGAATATTTAGCAACGACTCCGGTTGATTATGACTATATCGTCGACAAATCGTCAAACAAGTGTTACGAGGAGACCTTATGCAAATTCGACTTGAAATCCTTGATGGCCGCCGGAAAACACAAGTACGCTGCGGTTTTCAATTTAGACAAACACAGCGAGGCTGGATCACACTGGGTCTCGCTTTTCATCAACACACAACTTGGAATCATCATGTTTTTCGACAGTGCGAATGGCAGCATTCCGCCCGAAATCTCGCGTTTCATCAAGACGGTGAAGCAACAAGGAGTCGAGAATGGTATCAAGTTTAAATTTTTAAGAAATGAGAAGCAACATCAGCGCAGCAACACCGAGTGCGGCGTATACTCGATCCATTTTATTATCGAAATGTTGAACAATGCAAATCGGGCGATCGAGCTATTTTTGAATGGCTATATTCCGGACAATAAGATTGAGAAATATCGCAAAATATATTTCAATGCGCCGGAAAAACAATAATAAGAATAATCTATGGTATAGATATATTATTCTTATGGGGAAGAAGAAGACTAAGAAAAAGCCGACTCTGAAATCAGCATCGAAAAAGAAAACAAAGAAAACAATACAAAGGGGTGGTTTTCCATTCGGATTCAATCCGATTTTGAAGGATAATGTCGAGATCGTCATCAAAGATGGGTTGGACAAAGGAGCTTATGCGCAGCGCAACAAGGTTTTGCCTACGGGGCACGGCGACTGGTTTTCGTTCGATTTCAACAATATCTATGACAATACATACAATTTTTTCAACCAAACGCCGATCGAGAATCCTGTGAAAACGGTCAAGATTGCGTTGAATACCGAGACGGATGTGAAAAAAATAAACCTGCTTAACAAAATAATTCGGAAATACAACAGTGAACGAAATATTCGATTAAGACGTGAGAAAATGATGCAGAAAGGAGGTGCCGTCGTTGCCGGAGAAATCGGGTTGTCGAAAGACATTTTGTCTTCAGTTTTGAAAACACTCGACCCGCGCGAGACGAAAGATGCTCAAGAATTAATTGACCACGGAGTTTTCGACAAACTCATTTCAAAGCAAAGTGAGCCGGTGGTAAAGAGACAGTTGTCGGAGGTCGACAAAAAACACGAAGAATTGGTAGAACAAAACCGTAAACTGATGGAAGAAATCCGCAATCAAAAGCGCGCAAAGGAGAAGGAAGACAATGAAGAATTTAAAAAGACGCAAAATCTGTTTGCAAAACCGGAGAATTTTGATAAGATGTCAGAGAAGGAGAAAATCGAATATGCGGTCAATCTTGCGGACAAATTGTTGAATACAAAAACGATCGAACTGTTGGATCGCATGCAAAAGCGCAAGATTGAGCAGAACGCCGAGGCGCAAAAAAGGGCGAGCAGCCAAGCAGCCGAGAAATTGTATGAAGTCGAACAGGAAAGAAAGGCCGCACTAATTCAGAAGCGCAACCTGGAAATCGAAAATAGTTTGATTTCGCAGAGGCTGTCGAAACTGGAACTTGGAAAGAAGATTATTCAGGAGCAGCTGGACAAAATTGTGGTTGAAAAGAACAATGTGGAAGCGGAATTGTTAAAAAAGACGGCAGATCTGACGAAAGTAAAAGCAGATTTGCAGAAAGAAATTGATAAAGTAACGGAGGAAAGTAATAAAAAGGAGGATGAGATAAAACGGTTGGACCAAGAGTTGGCAAAGCTGCAGCAAGAAAAAAATGATGCGGATGGTTTAATAAAACAGTTAGAGAATGATTTAAAAGCTGCTACTACGACAATAGCCGACTTAAGAAAAGATGTTTTGAACAGAATTAAACAAATAGATCGTTTAGATGCTGAAATTATAAAAAAAGACAATGAACGCCAAAAAGTCGGTGAGCAACTGAAAAAAGTTCGTGCAAATTTGCAAGCAATTAAAGGTAAAGAATCAGATGCACAAAATGAGGTTTTACGTTTAAAACAGCTTGAAACGGATTTGAACCTAACCCTAACAGACGAGCAAACCAAAGTCCAAACCTTAAATACCGAACTTCGAACCGCAAACGACGAAGTGGCGAGATTAGATGCCCAATCTAAGCGACTGGCGCTAGATAAAGTAAATTTAAACAAGTCGGTGACAAACGCAGCAGACGAGATTACCAAGTTGAGGGCAGAAAAAGCACAATTAGCAAAGGAAAAAAAATCTGTGGCAATTCTAAAGCGAGCGGCGGAAATCAAAGTTCAAATCTTGACCACCAACCTGCAAACCACAAACGATGAGGTTACTCAGTTAATGGGTGAAAAACAAGCGTTAGAACAGCGGATAACCACTGCAGAAACTGATGTCCAAACCTTGACTGGCCAAGTAACCAAACTTAGCACTGACTTAAAAGATGCAACAAATGAAATCGATAACTTGACTAAAGATAAAACGACTTTGGAAACCGAAGTAACGACACTTAAACAAACGATTGATGATAGGACTGCTGAAAAGGAAGCAGCAGAACAAAAAATAAATGCTTTGAAAGGAAACAACTCGAAATCGAGTGCACGAATCCGGGAGTTATTGACAACGAAAAAGGACCTTGAAAAAGAAAACGCCGATTTAAGAACCAATCTTCAAACCAAAAAGCAAGAACTTGATACAGCAAACGATGAGATTACCCAGCTGAAGGAAGAAATTGACAAGAAAAAAGATGAAATTAAAAATAAAGAAGATGAGATTACGCGTATAAATGGAGATATTGCGACAGCCAATGGCAACAACACGAGTCTTACGAATGACAACACCGAGCTAACGAATAAGATCAAAGATCTGGAAAAGGAAATTCAAAGGTTAAACACGCAAGGACCGCCAGCGGCGGCGGGACTGTCACAATCGGCTGCTTCTACACAATCTGCGGCTTCGGTGCAGTCGGCTTCAAGTTCAAATCGGGACTTATTAAAATTGCTTCCGGAAGAACGCCAAGCAGTGTATAGAGAACAATTTAAAACAGACCCAGCGTACAGAGAAAAAGTTTTAAAAACGATTTTAGAACAGTTTCCAAATTTTACTTTCCCAGAAGAATTATCGCTAGATGATTTAATAAAGAATACTATTTTGTTAAATGAAAGACTTAGCCGCACAACAGACAGTCAAGAATATGCTAAAGTTGGAAAAAGTCTAGAAGTCGTGTCAGAGGCGTTAAAAACTCATCCAGAACAACGTCAAAAGGAAAATAAAGAGGACCTCGATTTTATTACAAATACTATAACACCTTGGGCAAAATACTGCCAGTTAAACATGAAAATGTTTATTCCGACTAATATTTTAGAATTGTCTGTTGCAAATATAACAACACAAGGTGGTTATTCTAACGAATTAGCGAGTCATCTTTTTACTAATGACCCAAGAAATAATTGCATAAAAATGTTAGTTAAAAAAAGAGATGAAATTTTAAAAACACATATAAATGACTTAACAAAATGTGACGTGAGAGATCTTGATTTTATCGAGGCAGTTGCACTATACGCCAATTTACCAGAAGACAGTGAGTTCACTGAACGAAACAAGACAAATTGGAAAAAAAGTATATTCGAACACATAAAAACTTTATATAAAACAAAAAAAATTGATCACAACGCTGTATATAATAATCAAGTTCCTACCGTTGATTTGGATACTGGTTTGCTTGATATATCGTTCAAAACTGATGATATGAAAAAAAATGCAAGGCTGAACGAACTGAAAGAATTGTGGGATCAGTTGCCAAAACCGACAGATTACAAACCTCCACGAATTTTTGCTCCAAACACTTCTGGTCCAAACACTCCTGGTTCATCTACTTCCGCTGCATCGACTTCTCGTATTCCAATGTCACGAACATGGGTCCCTGCTACAGGAGAAAAAGTTTTGTATAATGGCGTAGAGTACTTTTTAGAGGTTGTTGGTGGAGGAATGTCTGTTAAATATAAATTATACACTGATAGTAGCTTTCAAAATCAAGCGAAAAAACCTGACGGTACACCGATAGAGTTCGGAACACTGAATTTTAAAACAAATTTAACAAAGGTAACATTACCAAGTTCATCAGCCTCCGCTTCATCCAATTCCGCATCATCTACTACTGCTCCAAAAGCCACTGTAAACACACAACCGCAATTTGATCCAAAGGTAGGCGATACAGTTAAGTATATAAATAAAGAATATATTGTAAAAAGTATGGAATCTATAACTGGGGCGTTCGGAACAGTTACAAACTACAAAATTTGTCCCAAAGATATTGGCTGTGGTGTAAATGATGAAAACGTGGAATCAGTACCAAAAATACAATTAAAGCGACCTGATCCACCCCCCACCGCACCCTAAAAAAATAATATATCCACCATATATAAGCGATACAATCCAAATATGAAAACAAAAAAACGGAGACAATCAAGGAAAAAACGTGTCGGCGGTGCATCCGGTTTAGTATTAATTGTCGACTACGACAAATACGGCAATATTAAAAACATGAAGCTGCAAAACATGCTTGCGCGACATGAGTATATGAACCGAAACAAAATCGACCCGTCGCCGAATATATCCGACGGGTTTCGCGAGTTATTCAATCTCGACCGAATGCAGCAAGCCTTTCGCGACTTTTTGAATCTTCCGGGCGACGAGAGTGAAAAAAGAAAGACGCAGAAAAAGCGAATTGTAAAGATCGCAGTCAACGACAAACCCGATATCGTTTTGATCCAGCTTGTCAACAAAGTGATCAACCGACTGAATGGTATAAAAAATAAACGATCCCAAGAGCAGTTATTCATCATTCGCGATACAGCCGGCAAATTGACGAACAAAACCAAGCTTGAGTTCCGCAAGAGGTATGAGGAACTGTTGGCGGGAGCATTTATCGAAGACTATAAAAACGAGAAGAAAACGGAGGTGGACGAAGAGCTTTTGAAACGGTTGATGCGAATGCCGGTGCTGATGAATGTGGTGAGTATCAAGTATGGATTGCTGAACCGCGGGGACATGAAGTTGGAAGAACTCCAGGATATATACAATTTAGACAACGGTCGAATTTTGGATTTGGTAAAGCTGGAAAAGAAGGCCCGGCCAAATGTGGTGACATATGACCAAATAATTGAAGAGGAAAACGAAAAGCTGGCAAAAGAGAATCTGGACTTGCAAGAAAAACTGAATAACTTGAAGGCGAACAAAGCACCAGAGCCCGAGTTGGTTGTGCTGGAGGAACTTGGTGAAAAGCCGATTGAAGAACTTGGTGCACCGCCTGATGGAACATCTACTACAGCAACATCTACTACAGCAACATCTACTGCTGGAATACCTGCTGCACCATCTGCTGGAACATCTACTGCTGCAACATCTTCTGCTGCAATTCCTGCTGGAATACCTGTTGCTGGACCATCTTCAGCAACATCTTCTACAGCACCATCTTCTGCTGGACCATCTGCTGCAACATCTTCTACAGCACCATCTTCTGCATCATCTGTATCACCATCTACCGGACCATCTGCTTCAGGACCTGTTGTATCCCCGTCTTCGCGCGAAGAAGCAATCAATAAGTTTAATAATTTATTACGAACAAAATTTGGAGGATCCGCCAATAAAATAAATAAAAACGAAAAAGAGCTTAAAGAAGAACTAAAAACAACAACACTTGATCGTGTAAAATTAATACAATATTATTTGATTAAAAATATTTTGGTTTGTATTGGCGTTGATGAAAGAAATTTATACGAAAACGAACGACTGCAAAAAGACATGAGTAAACGCCAAGCAACTATTCTCTTATTGATTCGAATATTATTAACAAAAGATATGAAGGATTTTAACGCATTTAAAAAAGATTTTGATATAGTGAAATTATGTAATACATCCAAAATTGCTGCAAATAAACAGTCTAGTACATTAGGACAATTTGCCCGTCAAATCGGTTTGAATGAAAACTATTCGTATGACCAAATTATAAAAAATATCGTGCAGTTGTGTCCAACTGAAGGACAAAAGGGCGTTTCTCCGAACTATGATGCAATGATCACAATTCACCTGAACAAGTTGTATGATTTGTTCCAAACAAAAGATCCAGCGTATATAACAGACATGGTTTCCAAATCATATGGGAACACAGTAACCACTGTCGGCGATTACAACGAGACTTACGATCAAGCTGTTAACTGTATACAGGTGAGCAAGAAGTATCAAGTCAGGCTCAATGGCTATTGGGATCTCAGTGTCAGAACTGGAATCGAACTCGATTCGCCACAAGTGTATACGCTTGAAGAAGGGGATGTAATTGACGCAGTTGGAATTTGCGAATATTCTGGAAACATAAGGGTAAGACTTTCGGATGGAAATTGGACGACGCTTAAAAAGGCGGCTAGTGGCGAAGTCTTTTTGATCCCGTTTACGGATACGGCCACTGCGACTGGGTCGTCTGGCTCCTCCACCACTCATTCAATAGCCCCCAGTCCTTTGAGCTCAATCAGCTATAAAGCTACAGAAACTCAACCTAGTTCGATTCATCGGTCAACTACCAACACAGCCAACCCAAATTATATATTTTCATAAAACTGACATAAAAATAAAGTGTCTTATACTATATACAAATCAATCATGTCACAACAACAGAACGAAGACCAATTAATCAAGCGATTCCCCCGACTTGAACTTTCTTATGAAACCGCCGCGCATAAGAAAGTTTCGACCAATTACGACATTTGTATCGCCATCCCCGTAGGAAAGAAAAGTTTCATGTGGTTCACATACGAGGGAGCCGCCGACGTTTGCTACCTGCTGGAGATCAACAAGGACCAAAAGATAACAAAAATCAGCAAGACCCCCGCCGAAAATATTCCCCAAGAACTCGCCCACGGAACCGTATTGTATGGCTCTTTGCTCGAAAATCAAGCATTTATTGTCGAGGATATTTACTATTTTTGCGGCCTCCCACTGAAACAATTGACATTTGGTGAGAAACTCACATACTTTTACCAATTGATGACCAAGTATACAATAAAGCAGGTACGATTGGCGCTCCCATATATGTGCCAGGTCACCGGCGACAACAAATTGCTCGACTCACCCCAGTTTTACGAGTCAATGACTTCGAGCACGGCATATACAACACACCATGTTCAGTTTCGGTCATCGCACACCATTTCGCCTTATTTGAACCATGTATACAAAAAGCGACAAGATTTTGTAGCCACGGTGTCGGGTGACGCATCCGAAACGTCCTTGTTGTTTCCGCGCACAGACCTTGATCACTATGCGCAAATGTCGCTGAAGACGGCGGTGTTCCGAGTCAAGGCGGATATACAAAATGATATTTATCACTTGTTTGCGGCGGATGGATACTATACAAATATTGCGTACATAGAGAACCGGCAATCGAGCGCCTATATGAACAGTTTATTCCGAAACATCCGTGAAAACATCAATATCGATTATGGGGAGGAGAGCGAGGACGAAGATATTTTTCAAAACACGAGTTTGGACAAATATGTCGATTTAAACAAAGAATACAAAATGAATTGTACATACAATGTGAAATTTAGAAAGTGGATGCCAGTGAGTGTGGCTGGCGATGCAAGCCCATTGGTACAGTTGGCAGCGTTGATACAAAGTCATCGACCACAAAGGACCCAACAACAAGGGCTAGGGCCAAAAAAGCCATTCCATACTCAAAGACATCAACAAAATTCATACAAAACACAACAAAAACCATGTTATAAAGCGTATACAAAAAATCGTTGAATTTAAAAATATTAAATTAAAAAAATAATTATTTACAACAAGTTGTTTGAATTTCGCGTCTACAAATCGGACAATTGCTGCGACTTCTAAGCAATTGTGCGCAACAATTTTTACATAAACAAAGATGGCCACACGGCACAAGAACTTCGGTAGAGTTTTCGTCCATGCAAATAACGCATTCGGTAATTTCGAAGATTTTCAAGGAGGCGATATCGATATTGGGGACAACTTTGATGTTGGCGGCCCTGACTTGGTAAAATGTCTTGATATTCGGGCGCGAAACCACCTCAAGGTCGTTTGCGCCAATTTCGTAAAAGAAACCTTCTTGGCGAATATCTTTCGGGAATTTGCAGTTTAGACCATTGTCGTATACATTGGTGTAAACTTTGCCGTCAGTGTCAGTGAAACTGAAAAACTTGATTCTAAGTTTGTTTTTTTCCTTCACACATTGTAGGGTTATTTTTGACATAATTTTTTTTTGATTAAGGGAACTCGTCGATAAGGCACCGAAGGTGCCGATGGTGGAACACCGGAGGTGTTCATTCCCTTATGATCCCATACTTTCTTTTGTTTAAGGGAACTCGTCGATAAGGCACCGAAGGTGCCGATGGTGGAACACCGGAGGTGTTCATTCCCTTATGATCCCATACTTTCTTTTGTTAATGGAATTTGTAGTTTTTATAGAAAAAAAGAGGAAGGATTAAAAGGAAACCTTAGGTTTCCTTTATTTATTCGAGATAGGAATCCTCAACAAGTTCTTCGCAATAAACGGTGGGTTCCGGTTCTTCGCGCAACTTGGGCTTCTTCGGTTTGGCGACAACTTTTTTCCCTTTTTCCTTAGGTTTGGCGACAACTTCTTCGATATCTTCTTGCTCAGCGATATCGTCGTCTTCATCTTCATCATCATCTTCGTCGGCATCTTCGTCGTCATCTTCTGCATCGGAACTAACAACAAAACCATCCTTCACATAGCCGTGTTTGGTCTTGGGAAGAAGGAGTTCGTCCTCGTCATCCTCTTCCTCGCTATCTTCGGATCCGATGTCGGAGTAGCCACCTTGCAAATTATCAATAATGTCGGTAAACTCTTCGGGAGTCATGTCGCTGATGGCATTTTCGACAGTAAGCACGGCTGCGCAGCTGCCGAAAAACAAAATGCTGTCGATGGGGGGAGGGAACTCGAACTTGTTCTCGGTATTTGCCTTGCCAGTGGTTTTGCCATAGACTGACAATTTGTATTCAATGTCGTTGACTTCAATTGTCCAAGTGTGAGACTTCGAGAAGCCTTCGTTGGTCTTGAAACCGCACTTTTTATACAAATCGGGGAGGGAAAGGTTTTTGGTGTTGACGGACTTGAGAGAACCGGACTTTTCAACAATGACGATGGATGGCATAATGATTGAAGATATAATGCGCGATTTGTTTAAGTAGATTTACAATCCAATTGTATCGCTAATGTCTTGTAACTGACCTGCGTTGTTATCCTCGGTTTTTTCCTTAATATACAATTCCAAGTCTTCTTCTAAATCATTGGAGACTTGATAGTGACCGGTGTCTTCTTCGAATGCAGCGACAAGTTCCTGAGGTTGGGTGAGTTTTTCTATAATAGTTTTGTATTTCTGAACTTGGAGGTCAACTGCGTTTGTATTCTTGGTTGTTGTTCCAAAGTATTCGAACACAAAATGTAAAATCAAAATGACAAGCAGAGAAATAATCGAAATGTTAAATAACCATGCGAACATGTATAAAACAAGAATACAAATTTGGAGGGGGGATTCGATCGCGTAAGGGAACTCGTCGATAAGGCACCGAAGGTGCCGATGGTGGAACACCGGAGGTGTTCATTCCCTTATGATCCCATACTTCTTTTTTTTGTAACAATAAAATGATGGATTTCAGCCATATGTGGCTATTGCTTCGATAACTTTCCTAACCCCTCCAATTTATTAATTAAAAAAAGAAGTATGGGATCATAAGGGAATGAACACCTCCGGTGTTCCACCATCGGCACCTTCGGTGCCTTATCGACGAGTTCCCTTAACCTTAACTTTAACCCAAGGTTTTTCGAATTTCCCCATCAATATTGTTGATGAAAATTTCGAGAGACTGCACATTGTTGCTTGCCGAGTAGTCTTTGCACAAAAAGTCGATAATATCGAGCACAATTTTGATGCGATCGGGTGTCCACAAACTATTCAACATTTGTATTGTCGAGTCGTCGTAGAAAGCGGTCATTGCATCTTTTTTGAACAACCCGTCGATCATGTGTTCGTCCAAATGATTTTCGATAATACTGATGTAGTAGTTGATACATAAAACCACGAGATGGCATGATTTGTATGTTTCCTTCAAATTTTGGAGGCCACGCACGGCGGACGAAAAGAGTTTCCGAATGCTTGGTGTCTTGTCTGTGAAGCGCGGATGAAGAAAATGCAAACATGCATAATGGATGGGATTATACAAGTATTGTATTTCAGTTTTGTTGACATTGTAATAGAGTCGGCAGATGGACTGAAAATAGCCGGGTTCTTGGATATAAATTACATTGTCTTGGATGCGGAATTTAGTACCCACGGCTTTATTGCTAAAAATGGCTAGTTTGATAATGACGGACAATGGATCGAGAATAAAAAGTGAGTAGTTTGTATTTTTCTGGTTGTCGGGGATTTCGGCGGTAATCAGCGACATCATTATTTGTATACACCATACAAAAATAAAATTTTGTATCATCACGACAAAAATTATGTTTGTATGGTGCTCACCAAAAAAGAGGAGGATACGAAAAAAGGAATAATTAAAAAAGAGAAGGATACGAAAAAAGGAGGGATCAAAAGGGAACGTAGTTCCCTTTAGTGCGTTCCAATAGATTATATTTATTTGCCATGTTATAATAAAAAAAAACAATGGGAGTTTTATTTGAGTCGATATTATTATTTAGTTTAGCAGTTTTAATTATATTGGTAGGATTATTGGTATATTATTTTAAAAAGAGGATTGTGGATGTGGAGCAAAAGAATGCAACATGTTTAGAGATTGTACAAGATGTATACACGCAGCACATGAAGTTGAGGAATGAAATATACTCGATGATACAAAATGAGCAACAACAGCAACAACCAGTACAAACACATATGCAGTCGCTTCACCAACATATTCATAGCCCAGCCGATAATCGAATCAAGATTGAGCTGTCGGACGACGACGACGACGACGAGTTATCGGAAGACGGAAGTGAAGATATTGACAGCGAAGATGGCGCAGAAAGCGAAGATGGCGCAGAAAGCGACAACGAAGACAATGACGAAGAAAACAAAGGAGTCAAAATTGTAAGCGTCGACTTGAAAATCCCCGAAAATTATGAAATCAATGACATCGACGAAGACCCCGAAGAGGAGCCCGAAGAAGAGCCGGAGTTAAAGTCGCTTGAACCATCGGATCCCATCATTATAAACAAAGTCGGTCCTGCCGATATTTCCAAAGAGGACTTTAAGAAACTCACCCCGAGCGCACTGAAAGCCTTGTTAATCGGCAAGGGGATGCCCGCCGACCAAGTCAACAAGATGAAGAAGGCGGATCTTATCAAGAATTTGATGTAAGATAATGTTATAAGCATATGTGGTTCATAGCATTATTATTTTTTGTCGCAACATTTGCAATCGCATCGAATACAAACGACACGCAATGTTACACGGTAAGTGGTTCACAATCATACAAAGGTGTGTCGACACTACGGATCATGCAATACAACGTTGAATGGTTGTTCTTGAAGACATACAATGGATGTCCAGGCACGAGTTGTTCTTGGCCGAATGTAAACGACGCCACCACCCATTTGCAAAAAGTGGCGAATGTAATCCGGACATTTAATCCGGACATTATGAACTTGTGCGAGGTGGAGGGATGCTACGAACTTGAACAGCTCAACGCATTATTGGGGGGCGCATATACGCCCTACTTACTCTTTGGAACAGACACTTCGACCGGGCAAAATGTCGGAATTCTGACCAAATACTCGCCGAGTGTGTCGTTGCAGCGGACCTCGGCGACACATGCGTACCCAGTCGCGGGTTCGCACTGCAATTATACAGGCTCACCTGGCTCCTCGGGTGTGAGCAAACACTATTACACAACCTACAAAATCAATAATATGACCATCTATTTTGTGGGGGCACACTTGCTCGCCATCCCAACCGAACCGTCAAGGTGTGCATCGCGCGAAGCCCAAGCATCCGTTCTGCAAACGCTGATAGTGCAGCTGTTGGGCGGGATCGATCCGATAACAAGGCAAGTGGTGGCTAACGACAGTATTGGACTCATTGTGGCAGGTGATATGAACGATTATGACGCGGAAGTAGAGGATGCAAACGGAAGTCAGCCGACATCCATTGTTTTGGACATTTTAAAAGGAAACGCGGGAGACTATGCGCTTGCATACGAATTAAACTCGGTGGCGGCCGAAGTGGATCGTGCACAAAGATATACGGACTGGTGGGATCCCAATGGCGACTGCGTCGCCACGGATAACGAAATGTCGATGATTGATCACGTACTGATGACACCCAATTTGATGGATCTTGTGCAAAAAGTGACGATACCGCATCCTTACCCAGAATATTGTGGTACCTATGACTCGGACCATTACCCGATTTTAGTGGATCTGGTCTTCAACCATTGAACAGGTTTATCGGATATTTCTCGAATCTTGGTCATAATATAGGAAATTACGGACGGGCAAACAAACGGGTGTTCGTGCAAGACACGAATGTCGCCAGTGTCAAATGAATAAAAGACAGTATCGAAATCGCTATTGTCTTTTATAAAGTCGCGCAAATGGTTAAATGCCATGTTGATCATGAGTTTATTATAGATACTCAGGCCGGAGAAGCAGCCATTCGTTTCGGAACACACGGGAATTGGAAACGCCCGACGTTTATGCTGTCGCAGACCGTACAAGTCGCGCGAGAAAAAGACGTCGTCACTGTCACAGTAAAGAAAGATGGCGTTTTTAAAATCGGGTTGCGCAATCATCCATTCGAGATCACCGATTTTATTTTTGCCATCGTATTTCACGCCGTAGACATTGGGTCCACCGTAGACATTGGGTCCACCGTAGACATTGGGTCCACCGTAGACATTGGGTCCACCGTAGACATTGAGTCTTCCATCACCATTATTCATTCTTCCTCGATTGTAAATGCGTGACGCGGACCAAGACCAGGAGGCGGCGGAAGAACAGCTTTAAAAATATTTTTGTCGTGCCCGGTATAAATAGTATTTGAATTATGATCGACTCTATTTTTGAAACACCACTGGATGCATTTTTGCAAGTTGGTTTTCATGTAGTAATTAATTTTGTCTGTTTTAAAATTATTTTTAATAAGCGCAATGGTATTGTATATATTGTCGAGTTGGATTTGACAAATAATCGAGTTACTTTCTTCGAGCTTGTTGTAAAACATCATGGGTATCCGTGTATTGTTGAAAAAACTCTTGACAAACCGATCGGGGGCAGAACTGCACACTTGAGTCAACAATTCTTCAAAAACACGGGTGATTTCGGGATCGGCACACAAAAAGTTGACACACACCAGATACCTCTCGGAATTGGCGTACCGACTTGTATTGGGCTTGACGATATGCACCTTTTCATACATGGTTGATAACAAGAAAATCAGTTCGGCGGTTGCTTTGTGGAAGCAGTCGAAACACTTGAGCACGAAACATCCACCGAGTCGCTGGATACAAACGGCGTATGCGATTTGAGCAAATAACAGATTGGTGACATTCAGTTCTTGGTTGTTGAAATCGGTGGAAAAGTCGAATCCGCCGTCGCCCGTGACAAAATCGACCTTACCGCGGTATTTGGAGACCACGTGTCGGAAATTGTCGACATTGAGAATATCGCCGGTTCCGTCTGCACCTTTTTCAAGAAAAACGTTTGGATGGGTTTTCAAAAAGTGCGCGGTCTTTTTCCAGCCGGGGACTTCATTGTCGCTGGGGTCCTCGATAGTCATTCCGTAGTATTTATCAAGACCATTGCTTCCGCGATAATTGGAGACAGCCTCGATGAACCCGCCAGGTCCTTCGGCGAGTGCGAACATTTGGATGGGGGCATTCGTTTGCAAGACTTGGAAATTAAACATATTCATGATTTCGATCATTTTGAAGTAGGCGCGCGAGATGGGTTTGTATTTACAAACACTTGTCTTGTGCGAGTTTGTATGGATAAATTCGTATGGGTTGGTGAACTTTTTGTAAATGTTCCAGTCGTCGCCCATTTCGGCAATTTGGTCCTTGATTTCTGTCAAATAGTGATTAAATGAATATGACATATATGGCATAGGACGCTGCTCGGTATAGTATGCAACTTTCAATTTGTTTAAAAAATTTCCTGTCATTTTTGGTAATAAAATATAAATCATCATTTAACTTACTTACTTATATGCATTAATTAAGAAACGTTTATATTCCTTTAAGGGGAACGTAGTTCCCCTTTGAAGGCACTGAAAGTGCCGACCGTTGGACGCCTTGCGTCCTTACCCCTCCTTCCCTTTTAATATACAATATCATCTTTTTATTCTTAACTTGATTAAGGGAAGGATTTAATCGTCATAATCGTCATAATCATCATTTGCATTGTCATCGTCGCCATCATTGTCACCATCTGGATATTGTTCATCGTATTCATCAATCAAGTAAACTTTATCCGTGTCTATATCGAAACCGCCATTAAGTTTTTGTCGCAGTTGTTCTCGTGTGAGATAAATGGTGCCGCCGCTAAACCGATTCGCGTGTTCTTTTTCGTATTCAAGCGACAAAATAAGGTTGCGAAGTCTTGTTTCAATCTCTTCGCAAGTTGGCGAATAATGTTTTTTCTTGGTAGTTTCGTTTTCAGGGTCTTTAACTTTCGCAGTGGACGCCATATTTGAGTAAGAGTTGACAACCGGGGCTGTACGTGGCGATGAACTTCGCAAGGCGGGAAAGTCGTCGACACTTGGTTTTGGCAAAGTTTCTTCTTCTCTCTCAACAACACTCAACGACAAAAAACGATTGCTTTCGTTGCGATTAACGTTTGCATTGCTACTCGGTGAGCTTGTGCTAAGCGAAGAAGAAGATGAAGAAAACATATTCGAACGAGGTGTTACAGGTCGTTTATTCGGACAATTCGCAACAATGTGTCCAGGTTCTTTGCAGTAATTGCACACCATACTCAGCAAAACCGGACAAATCACATTTTCATTTTCATCTCTTGTGTTGTGCGACAAAAATTCGGACTCGGGTTTACCATTCTTTTTGCAAACGGGGCAAAACCGCCGGGAGCTGTACTTTGCGTACTTTGTAAACAACATTGATCACAATCATAAAAATATTATATTTATGAAATTTACAATGGATCAGTGCAGCAGAGTCGTGGCAGATTATATTTTTATTGACGGTGCGGGAAATTTTCGCACCAAAAACCGTGTCCAAATCATTACAAACAATGTTCTTGTTTTTGATGATTTTTCAACTGACGGGTCGTCGACCGGTCAAGCGTCCGAATCGGGAAATACCGAAATCATTTTGAGGCCGGTTTTCTTCACGAATAATCCCTTGAGACCGGCCATTGTGTCTTACATCGTTCTGTGCGAAACCTATGATGCTGTAACCAACGAGCCTTTACCTTCGAATACCCGCGCCAGAGCAAAAGAAATATTCGAGAAGGCTGATGTGAAAGACTTGGAAATTTGGTTTGGACCCGAGCAAGAGTACTATTTAAAACAAGTCGGCGAACATAGACGCTTTTTGCAAGTCGGTCCCCATTACTGCGGTATCGAGGTGAATCCAACTCAACAGTTTATTGTTGAAAAACACATGGAGGCATGTCTCGTGGCCAACTTGAACTTTTACGGAACAAACGCGGAAGTGGCGGCAAATCAATGGGAATTTCAATTGGGTCCTTGTTTGGGGATTCTTGCTGCCGACGAGTTGATGCTAGCCCGCTTTTTGTTGGAAAAGATTGCTGCACAGCATCAATATCAAGTATGTTATGATCCCAAACCGTACGAAGAGCGTTCAGGATCGGGTTGCCACATCAACTTTAGCACGAAGGAAACACGAAGCGAAGGTGGGTTTGATGCGCTCATGGAAAAATTCGCATCAACCCATCGCGAACACATTGATGTCTATGGAAAAGGAAACGAACGTCGATTAACTGGAGAATGCGAGACTGCTCCCATTGACAAATTTTCATACGGGATCGGAACGCGAAACACTTCGATGCGGATTTCCAACAAGTGTAAACGCGATGGATTTGGTTACATTGAAGACCGCCGACCCGCAGCCAACGTCGATCCTTATCTTGCAATGACAAGAATTGCAGAAACACTTGTAAGGGAACTCGTCGTTCCCTTATAATCCCATACTTCGCTTCCTTATATAAGGCTCGCAGTTGCCTGCTTTGTAAAATCCAATACTGTTTCGCTGATTTCTAAATTTAAACTTTTAAATTAAAAAATATTTTCGCAATTTAATTTTAATTTTTCAAAACAACTTTATTGGGCAAACGTTTTATAAATGTTTTAGGTTTTTTATCCTTGTGCTTTGTTCCTTCTTCTTTTTCTTGCTCTTTTTCTTCTTCTTTGACCACCTCGGCATAATCCCGTTTCTTGGCGATTTTTTCGGCATTTACATCATGGGTCTTTCTAAAAATAAAATACCGGTTCAAGAAAGAAATCTCCTTCTCCTTTTCGGACATTTCGATCGGATTCCCTTCCATCTTCATTTGCGCATACAGCTCCGAGAAAAGACCACTTCCTGAGGGAAATCCGTAATGTTTCGCCTCTTCATTGGTCAAGAGTTTGAAACCATAGTTCTCCATCAGTCGTACCAAATAGTTGAAATTCACCAAAAACTCAGTGGCATACTTGTTGATCGACTCTTGATACACGTTGATGGCATAACCCACGCTGGTTTCGTCGCTAACAAATCCGGTTTGACTATACTTTTTTTGCACATCAAACACTAAATCGTCGTCTACATGGACCGAATAGTTTTCAAGATGCTTGAGTTTGTCAAAGACGGTCGCGCCGTCAAAGCAGGTGCCAATGAAAAACCCGTCGACCTTGGTGCACTCGGACACATTGCGCAAAAAGTTGTGAAGAACAGAGTGGTTTTCGAAAAAATAGTGGAGCGCAAACTGGCACGAACTGACATTGAATCCGGACTTGCCGATGCCATGATTTTTAGTGACGGCCTTGCCCAGCTCCGAGTTGAGCTTTGTGTTTCCAAAAACGGCATTGGCTACGGCTCGTTCTTTAGTATTGGTAAATGCTTCGCCATTTCGAATGTTGAGACCGCTGTTTCCAGAAACAAAGAGTGCATCAAAAAGTACGGGGGTTTGTTTTCGCTCATTCAAGTAGCGGGCACAGACACCATCGTACTGGTTGACAATATTGTCTATCGCATAGTCAATGCCAAACACGAATTTCAGCCGGCACTGTTTCCATTTGGGGATATCGCCGCCTTTGCCAACCGCATAATCGATTAGCGTATCGCCCTCTTTGGCAACTCCAGTGATCAACCGCTTCTTTACATACAAATTGTGGAAACCGCGCAGTCCTCGCGTGTGCGACGTTTTTTCGGATCCGGTATTATTGTAATAAACCTCGTCGGAATGGGAGAGTGAGGGGATGTTTGAGCCACACAACATCTCTTTGGTAATGGGAAAGTGAATCGATTTCCAGTTTTCGTTGGCGACATAGTACGAGTTGCCGTAATTCTTGTTGCCATTCCGGAACTCGTAGGTTTTGTCGTGGCGGACGCGCAGGGGAATCCAGCGCCACCCGTCTTCCCGTTCAGGATCGTATCTGAACTCAACAATCATATTTTTCTCGAATACTTCGCCAGATTCTGTGGTCATGCACTCGGAAACCGTGTCTACATAAATGTTGGTGAAACAGGCGTTGGGATCGTAGGGCAAACTTGGCAAAAATGGTTTGGGAACATAGGTGTCTGTATCGTTTGCGAAACAATCGTTCGACGGGATTTTGTCGTCGAATACGTCTTGGAGTGGATTGTAAATCATTTTCGACTTTTTATTGAAACCACACATTAAAACGAGTGTATAATACTTGCGAATGGATGCGGAGGCACCTTGTTCAAACGCATTTTGCACATGATTGTCGTTCTTTGTTGTCACTAAGAAATCGATGGTGTTGAATTCGGGCGGTTTCCATTTGAGCGACAAAGGCCAAGTGAATTTTTCGAGTCGGCATGTTTGGCCACTTTTGGTGCCGCCGACGCCAGTATTGATCGGCGTGAAAATAATTCCATCGGTTTCGTAAGGAAAAAGGTGGTCATTCATTTTGGTCAAGAGTTCGGAACATCGTTTGAAAATGTCGCCGGCAAAGTAAAAGGTCTTCGTGGCCACTTCGAGATCCGCCCTAGCGTCCTTGATAAAAGATCGCAATGTCTTATTGATTTCCTCAACAATCAGACTGAGCATTAAGAATCGGTACTTTTGAATATCGCTCACCTCAAGTTCGCCGCCATCCGACTTCATAAAGTCTTTGTCGCGCACCGACTCTTTTTTCAAAAAGTAAATATCAAAAGCCATAAACATATTTCTATACTGCTTGTTCCTGTCAAATTTGATATGTTCGCCGTCCAGCACGGTTTCGCCACAAAGGTTCGGATCAACTAGACAACCCGTGAATTGGACGCGCATATTTGTATCGATCAAATATATTTTCCCCTCCTTATTGATATACAAAAGTTTGCGTTCGCCGTCAGCCTTCTCTGTCACACAATAGTTTTGGCGAATGTTCGGCTCGTTCGTATTGTCGGTCTCTACAATGTTTTTGATCTGAAGAGTGCACGAGTTGGGTCCGATGAACTCGCGGTTCCCGGTTGAATGGCGCGGGGCTTCTCCAAAAACGAGTTTCGAGTATGCAGCATAGACGGACTCTTGGACATTGTAAGGGATCGGATATTTGGTGGTATGAAGACCGCAAAGAACGGTTTTAATGGCGAGTTGCAATTCGTTGACCAGCTTATCGACATGATCAAAGTCTTTACCGGGTCCGACTCTTTCGTTGATAATTTCCAGTTCAACCTCGCAGAAATCCTGATTTTGAAAAACCCCCGAGTCTTGGATATGGTAGACGGGGATCATCACACCGTTCGACTTGTACGAGTTGCGTATAATGCTAAGATCGACGGCAATCGGCGAGGTTTTGTGTTCAAATCGGATGCGGTTAATCAGGCGAAATGTCTTTTTGGAACTGTTCCAGTCCTTGACAATACTTGCGGTGGCGCTCGAGTTGAGCTTGTAGTCGGTTTCGAGATTGAATGATACATTAAAATTAAAGTCGGCATTGGTGATTTTTTTTATTTCGGTCTTGTCGTCAATGCGCTTTGCGGAGGATTTCATGGTGAACTTGATTTTATTAAAATTCTCAGGCAGTTCGGCGAGTTTATTGAAATTGTCTTTGAGTTTGCAGTAGTCCTGAATGATGTCTGATCCACAAATTTCGGTGCGTATGTTGGACATCACGATGGCGCCGCTGGAACGGTTGGGGATTTCGGTTTGCATTCGTAACATATTAATGCCGGCGGGGTTTTTGCACGAATAATCGCTGGCCATCAAGCGCGAAATCACATTGTCGTAGTCGGTTTTGGTGAAAAAGGGTTGTTTATAAGGGGTAAACCTTACCTCGAACTCTTCATTTTGAAAATTTCTTTTATTTTCCGCACTCGATAAATGCCCTAAATAGTGGTGTAACATTTCTTTTAATTCATTTTTAAAATCAGGGGATGCACTCATTTTTGTATGTATGTGTATATATATATACTTTGTGAATATAAATTTATGATTATCGAATCCGTTCGTGACAAGTAGCGTAACATTTCATGGCGATTTTTGCATAGTAATCTGGTTTTTTCAGACCTTCATCCGAATCATCCGAAAAAATAATCTTGTGTATGCGCTTTAATTCGTCGAGAGTATAGTTGGACGCCCCCAGCAGCATCTTTTCGCAGTCGTGGATATAATACAATTTGTCCAGCTCGTTCCTAACAAAATGCGCGGTAGTTTCTCGACATGTTTCTAGGGAAAATCGGCCGCCATGTGCGTAAATCAAAATCGACTCGTCTGCTTCGTCTGTGTCGGAGACAAAGGTCTTGTCGGTGAAGCGAAAGTAGGCGTGGATTTCTTCGTAAAAGACGTAGATGGGGCGTTTGTAATAAATGGCGCAGGGAATGAAACTCTCGATTGTATCCATAAACGGTTTTGTCATGAGGTTGCACTGTATTTCGTTGATTTTCGCTAGAGTGACCTTGTGGTTTGAATTTTTCAATAAGTTAGGACTCTTATTGAAAAAATCGGAGATTGCTTTTTTTTCATTCATCATCAAGTTGGTTGCAGATTGACTGGTGTCGTTGCTTTCATCCGTAATTGCAGTATATATGCACCAAAAGATGGAATCTTTCAGCTTAGGTCTATATCGGGTTTTTATGGTCGGCTCTGCCTTTACGGTCTGCTCTGCCTTTACGGTCGGCTCTGCCTTTACGGTCGGCTCTGCCTTTACGGTTAACTCCTCTATAACCATGAGAGGAGTTTCTTCAAGCTCCTTGGGTTCGGCAATTAAATCTTCGTTTGCAGGAATCATCATGAATTGAGACAACAAAGAAAGAGAACCCCCATTTTCAAAAAGATTTCTTTGCCCAAATAGGGCACGACTCATAAAAGCGGGCGCATTCATTTTTTTTATGAAGCACCTTACTCAAAGAAAAATGTATTTTTAAATTCCTGCTTCTGCGATTCAACATTATTGATCACCCGCTCCTGATCGTTCACATACTTGACATAATTGTTGAGTTCAGACAAAAGTTCTTTCGAACAGAATGAAATGTTCACAAGAACGCCACTCTTATTTTCATTGAGCTTTACATTTTTGTGACTTTTTAATATCTTGAGCACTTCGATTTGATTATTTTTTGTCATTCGTTCGATACTATTTTTTATATTGATTAAGAATTCATTGGTTACTTCGATCTGGTCAGCAGATGACATTTTTTTATTATATTTTGTAAGCGTATTGTTTTTATACTGTTTCGCAATTACAATAAAGGGAACCTCCGGTTCCCTTAAAGTTCTTCGATATCATCCAGCGTAATTATATCACTATCCGTGTTCTTTTCGAAAGGGTTGAGGTCGGTGAAACCAAGGTCAATCGATACATCTTCGCTAATTTTGAGCTTATCGTCGTCGTCATCATCATCGGCCTCGTCGAGTTTTCGCTGTATATTGCGCGTCATACTGATTTCCTCAAGTCGCTCAATGGTTTTGGGCGCACTTATCTTTTCTTCGCGTCCGTCATCGGTCAACACGTGATCCATGTCATCAAACGTCAACCGGTTCACAATCGGTTTGTCGTCAATATTCGAAATCGCGGGGACCACTTCGGGTGGTTTCACTGGTTCGGGAATTACCGGGACTTCTTCCTCTTCTTTTTCCTTGTCATCCTTCTTTACTTCACTATTATTATGTTTGATCTCGACATCTTCCACAATGATTTCCTCCTCTTCTTGCTCTACCGATTCGTCCAAATAAGCGCGCACAATCGCCTCCGTGGGAATGCTGTCGCGGATCGTCTTCAAAATGCATTCCTCTGTAATGACCTCGAACTCTCGATTGTGTTTCTGCTGCACAAGAGGCGACGCGTTTTTATCAAACAAGTATGCATTTTTGTATACTTTGCTCGCTACATTGATGTAGACCTTATGCAAGAAATCATTGAGCTTCGGGATAGAAATGTCGATTTTCTTTTGGCGAGTGCCGACGCGAACACAGGTTAAGACCTTGAGTTGGATAATGTGGACACAAGTGATCAAATCTTCTAAATAGTTACAGCCCGACTTTTCAATGATGCGCTGCCTCTCTTCGTCAATAATGTTGCTGTTCCATTTGGGGACACGACACAAGAAATTCTGAAAGGTCATCAAGTACTTGTCGAGCTCTTTGTTTTCAATACTGACTTTCCACGACTCGTTAAATATGGACCGAATGCCCTCAATAATTCGTGGGGATAAAATAGATACAAGTCGACTGCACCACTCGTTGCGCGACTCGTTCAAATTCGAAAGTACAAAATCGTCCATTTGGTTTTTATAAAAACGATACATTTTTCAAACTTCGATCCGAACGTAAAAACATGTAGTCGAATAAGTACATCATTAGCATTTTTTCACAACGGAATTCGGACTTTATTTTGTGGAAAACGAATTGGACGCGAAATAGATCTTTTGCTAAAGTTGCGGCGTCTTCTTCAAAGAATTGGAGAACATCTAAACACGAAATTCCCGCTTCATACAAACGATTCGATAATTGCATAAACCACTTATAGTCGTGTTTTTCAACGTTGAAACCATTCTCCATCATATCTTGAAATTCGGGCATCAAAATACGCAGCCGCGCTTCGCGCTTCAAATCGCGCAAACCATATATATTATCAATATTGATTGTATGCAAACTTCGATAAACGGGCACATCTGTTTCGCTTTTATCTGGGATATAGATTTCGCAAAAACGCGACAAAATGGGTTTGAGCAGTTTGTGTTTGTTTTCGACAACGATAAAGAAGCGTGTGGTGTGGCTGAATAGTTCGATACAACGTCGCAGGGCGGACTGGGCATCGATGGTTAATTCGTCTGCATTATACATGACAATACTTTTGAACAAGTTGTTTTCGTTGCATTGTATATTGGTCTTGGCAAACTGTTTGAGCTCGTCGCGAATAAACTTGATGCCCTTTCCGTGAGCGCAGTTTACAAACATGACATAGTTTTTAATGCGGGTGCGATCAAAATGGTAGATTCGATTGATAAAGTCGCCGACTATGGTTCGCTTGCCGCATCCGGCGGACCCGTGAAATACAATATTGGGGATTTTTCGGATACCTATGAAATAATCGAGTTTAGAACTCATCAAGTTGTTTTCGGGAAATTGGGTTCGTAGTGTAGTAGTCATTTTTGTTTATTTTGTATTCGATACAACTTTTTATTTTCTTTTATTTTCTTTTGTTTTCTTTTGTTTCCTAAAGATCCGGAAGGATCAGTCTTAATCCGCAAGAGGAAAAGAAAGAGGAAAAGAGGAAGGATTAAAAGGACACAACGGCTAAGGCGCAAAGCGCTAACCGTCGGACGCTACGCGTCCTTCGGGCTCGCCCGAGGCGCGCCCTTGGAACCTAGGTTTCCTTTAGTTTCACAATATTCAGCTGTTTGGTAAAAACATATCTTTCATAATACATGGTCCGCCTGCGCAAGTTGCAATGCAAACAGGCAATCTCCACATTGTCTTTGTTGTGCCCTTGATCATTATTGATGCGTTCTAGTGTCCACTGTTTATTTTCCCGCACAAAGTTGTAAAACAGATACACGGACTCTTTGCAATAAAAACATTTCAGTTCTTTTTCGAGCAATAATGATACAACAAAGTAAAAGTCGACAAACTTTTCTTCATCGTATTTGTCCTTTTGTATATCTTGCATCTTGTAACTCGATATTTTATTTTGTATTTGTCGTCGCATTTCTTTGCATACTTCTTCGGTGAGTGGCTGTTTGTCGCCAATCGTTCGTAAACACTCGTGTTGTTTATCGAGTTCTAAATATTTATTGTCAAAGCGCCATTTGTTCGTCTCTTTTCGAATAGTTTTTTCTTTCTTTTCAGACGAAGCCTTTGTCGTAGAAGAAGAAGAAGTTCTGATTGGCTTTGATAAATCACAAACAACAATTTTTGTTTCCATGAATCTTACAATACAATACAAAACAAAAAGTATATAAACATATTTTTCGATAAGAATATAAAAAAGACTTTTGTATATCCATGTTTCCACAAATTGTAAAACCAGAAGAACCGCAACAACAGCAGTCAAAGAATGACGACAAAATCATGTATAAATACAAAACCTTCTTGAATGCACAGACGCTTTCGGAACAAACATCCACGAATTCGATGGTACAAATCGATGAACTCTTGGAAACCGAAAAGAAAAATATGAATACCGAGTCGTGGAATAAGCTTGACAAGCGACTGAAGATACAAAAGTTGCACGCATATGCCGAAAAATATGGGAGAGAAAATGCTCTTCCAGTAAAAGATATCAAGGTTCTCAAAATGTTTTTCAGCGAGTGTTTGACCAAAGACAAACTCTCGAAAGTAAAGGACGTTGAATACGACAAACAGATGGGCGTTATCAATTCCATCAGCGGTCTTTCCTTTAATGCATTGTCGAGATCTTTCACAATAAGGAATCTCGAAAAGAAGGTTTCGACACTTAAATCGCTGACCCCCAAACGGCAGGTTGTCGATCACGTTGACAATGAATCATAATTTTATCTCTTTGTATATATAAAAAATGTTCGGATTTAGCGAAGAAGAAATCCTGGACCTTGAAATTGAAATTCACGACTATGTAGACGAATATTTACAAAAACACGGCATACAACAGTGCCAGCCGGATTTTTACAAAACTATGATTGATACGATTACACAAGAATTTTTGGATGACTTTATATGCAGCGGTATTGTAGAATTTAATCTAGATTTATACGACAAAATATTCCGAAAATTTCGGCGAAGAGTCCACTGTTTTGTGAAAAATTACTACACAATCCACCAAATCCCTCGCAGATGTTACAAGAATCCGCGCGCAAATACTTACGACGCAGTTGTGGACAAAGAATTGATCAAGACGCAGATACAATATCTTCAAAATATTAAACAGCCTGCTCAAAGAACCGCCGAGTGGTATGCATTTCGACACAATTTGATAACTGCCAGCAATATTTGGAAAGCGATCGGCTCGGAGGCAAACAAAAATAGTTTGATTTGCGAAAAGTGCAAACCTATTCCGGAAGCAGTTGTTGACGCTTCTACGACAACCCATGTGAACACAGATTCGCCCTTGCACTGGGGTGTCAAGTACGAGCCGCTCACTGTCATGTTGTACGAAAAGAGAAACAAGGTCAAAGTCGGAGAGTTTGGTTGCATACAACACCCTCGATATTCATTCATTGGTGCGTCGCCCGATGGTATTGTTATAAGTGACGACTCGCCCGCTTACGGTCGCATGCTCGAAATCAAAAATGTTGTATCGAGAGAAATTACGGGCATTCCCAAAATGGATTATTGGGTCCAAATGCAAATCCAGATGGAAGTTTGCAACCTGAACGAATGCGATTTTTTGGAAACCCAGTTCAAAGAATACGACGAAACTGAAGAAGACTTGTTCTACAAAAACAAGAACCAATATTTGTATAACGGGGTTATCCTCTATTTTGTGAACCGCGATTTTGTCGATGGCACTCCACATTATGTATACATGCCATTCAATGTTCGACTCTCGAAAGCGGATGTAAATTTGTGGATCGATTCGCAGAAAACCGCGCTTAAAGAAACGTACATATTATTCAAACGAATATATTGGTATTGTGAAGCATATTCGTGTGTATTGGTGAAGCGAAATCGCCACTGGTTTGATATGATGGTGCCGAAAGTCAAGGAGATTTGGGATATTATCGAGAGAGAGCGGGTTGAAGGGTTCGAGCACCGGCTGCCGAAGAAACGGGTGCCCGCGGCTGATAAAAAGAAATCGTGTCTGATTGATGCGGCAATGCGCGAAGAACTGGAACACTCCTAAGAAAGGGAACCTACGGTTCCCTTTTAATCCCTCCCTTTTAATTCTTCCCTTTTAATCCCTCCCTTTTAATTCTTCCCTTTTAATCCCTCCTTTTATATGCAAAATTATTTATTGAATCAAATTTAAAGTGTAACAAACAAGGAAGTATGGGGTTATAGGGGAACGACGAGTTCCCCTAAAAGAACTTAAAAAATTAAATAATAATTAATAAATATTCATTATTATTATGTCTTTTGAAATGCACGTGACGAAACGAGACGGCCAGGTTGAGATTGTATCTTTCGACAAGATTTTGCGAAGAATCAAGACCATTGGTCAAGAGGCGGGTATCAAGCTGAATTATACCCAGCTCGCCATGAAGGTCATCGATCAGTTATACGACAATATTTCCACCACTAAAATTGATGAACTCACCGCCGAACAATGTGCCTCGATGTCCTCTATCCACTACGACTATGGCACTTTGGCAAGTCACATCACCATTTCAAATCACCACAAAAACACCGATTCCGACTTTAAAAACGTCGTGTGCCAGCTCTTCAATTACTTCGATAAACATGGCAAACATTCGCCGCTTGTATCGCAACAATTGATGGAGACCGTTTCAAACAACTATGAAAAAATTATGGATAAACTCGACTTTAAGCGCGACTATGTCTTTGACTACTTTGGTTTCAAAACCCTCGAGAAGACGTATTTGATGCGAATTAATGGGAAGGTTGTCGAGAGACCCCAACATATGTGGATGCGCGTTTCTCTCGGAATCCACGGGAACGATGTCGAGAGTGCCTTGCGAACCTACGACCTCATGTCGCAAAAGTATTTTACCCACGCCACGCCCACACTGTTTAACGCCGGCACACCAAGACCACAGCTTTCTTCGTGTTTTTTGCTTTCCATGGAAAATGATAGCATCGATGGCATCTACAATACATTGAAGGATTGCGCACTCATTAGCAAGTGGGCAGGCGGCATCGGACTGCATATTCACAACATTCGAGCAACCGATAGTCAGATCCGCGGGACCAACGGCACCAGCAATGGTATCGTACCCATGTTGCGCGTCTTTAATAATACCGCCAAATACGTAGACCAATGTTTGGATCCCGAGACGATTGTATACTCGAAGCGCGGCCCTCTCCGAATTAAAAACATTGTGGTTGGCGACAACGTGATCGCGGATGACGGCCATTTCTACCCCATCCGCAAAGTATTGGATTACCCCGAGTACCGCGGCGACTTCCACAAAATCGACATTAAACATACGCAGTATCCCTTGCTCGTCACTGATATGCACCCCCTCTGGGTTGTTCGCAACGAGCGATTTGTTCAAACACGGTTCAATAACATTTTGGGCGAACTGTCGAAGGGGCTTGTGGCCCCCGAATTTGTAGAGGCCAAACTCGTGCGCGAAAATGACTTTATCGGCTTTCCCATTCCAAAGTGGGAGCAAGACTGTGAGCACTTTACGGAGGACGACTGCCGCATGTATGGTATTCTTGTGGGCAGTGATATCGAATTTTTCAAGTCTGCTGTGTGCCGTACCCACATGGGCAGAGCCACGTTCGAGTTTGTGGATGCATACTTAAGCAAACTGGGTATTCGCGCGATTTGCACCGATCGCGCCAGTTATGTTTCGGTTGTATTCACACGTACAAATATGTTCAAGTTCACACAAGAAATGGTGCGCAACGAGAACGGCGAGAAAATGGTTCTTCCCAATATGTTGCATTTGCCCAAGAACAAGACTATCGCATTGGTTCGCGGAATTCTCGAGACCTGTGCAAACACTGCGGATAATCGTGTAAAGTTGGAAAACACCTCATTCAATTTGATCGAGTCTGTGCGCTATATGTTATTAAGACTCGGTGTCATGACCACTGGCTATATCAAGAATCGCTGCAGTCGAACCAACAAGAAGCGCATGATTATTTTGTCGATCCCGAAGAAGCCCGTCATATGTGACATGTTTTTGAATATGAAGCCGAGCAAGCGTTTCAAGTATTTCGAGCATGACGGGTATTTGTATAGTATTGTAAAAAGTAACAAGAAGACAGAGGACTACTCGGGCCGCGTGATTGACATTGAGGTTGACCACGAAGACCACCACAACTTCTTTACACACAATGGTATGGTCAAGAATGGCGGCGGCAAGAGGAACGGATCTTTTGCGATTTATATGGAACCATGGCACGCCGATATTGAAAAGTTTTTGGAAATGCGCAAGAACCATGGCGACGAAGAGCTTAAGGCGCGAGACCTCTTTTACGCACTTTGGATCCCCGACTTGTTTATGAATCGGGTGAAAAGCAATGAGCAGTGGACGCTCATGTGTCCCGACGAGTGCCCTGGACTTTCCGACGTTTATGGAGCAGAATTTGAGGCTTTGTATACAAAATATGAAACCGAGGGCAAAGGACGCTGCAAGGTTTCAGCGCGCGAACTTTGGTTCAAAGTCCTCGATGCGCAGATGGAGACCGGCACACCTTATCTTTGTTACAAGGATACTGCAAATAACAAGTCAAACCAGAAAAATATTGGTGTCATCAAGAGCTCGAATTTATGCAGTGAAATTATAGAGGTCTCTACACCCGAGGAGACGGCGGTTTGCAACCTTGCGTCAATCGGTCTCCCCACATTTGTCGAAAAGGATGCGGATGGAAAAGCGTTTTTCAACTACAACAAGCTGTGCGAAGTTGCCGGAGTCATAACCGATAATTTGAATAAAGTGATCGATATAAACTTTTACCCCACAGAAAAGACCCGCGTCTCGAATCTGCGTCACAGACCCATCGGCATTGGTGTCCAGGGGTTAGCCGACGTATTTATGCTTTTGGATATTCCATTCCATAGCGACGAAGCAAAAGAGGTGAACAAGCGGATTTTCGAGACAATTTACTTTGGCGCGTTAACAAAATCCGCCGATCTGGCCGTAACCCAAGTGCCATACGAGACCTTTGCTGGCTCGCCCGCATCCCAGGGGATCCTACAGTTCGACATGTGGAATGTTACTCCCTCCTCCGAATGGAACTGGGCAGCACTCAAGGCAAAGATTATGAAATCCGGACTGCGCAACTCCTTGTTGCTGGCGCCCATGCCCACTGCATCCACTTCGCAAATCCTTGGATTCAATGAGTGTTTCGAGCCATTTACGAGCAATATTTACAGTCGCAGAACGATGGCGGGTGAGTTTGTATTGACCAACAAGTATTTGATGCGTGAACTGATTGACCTGGGTGTTTGGAATACAGACTTGAAAAATAACATTATTGCGAACCAAGGCAGTGTGCAACATATTGCAAACATTTCGGACCACTTGAAGCTTAAATACAAAACCGTTTGGGAGATTCCGATGCGACATGTTATCGACATGGCCGCAGACCGAGGTGCGTTTATTTGCCAGAGCCAGAGTTTGAATTTGTGGCAAGAAGACCCCAACTACAATTCGCTGACATCGATGCACTTTTACGCGTGGTCGAAGGGATTGAAGACGGGCATCTATTACTTGCGAAGACGCGCGAAGCACCGGGCGCAACAGTTTACGATCGAACCGAAGAAGAACGAAGAGTGCGAGATGTGCAGCTCTTAAGGGAACTACGTTCCCTTATAATCCCTCCTTTTTCTTCCCTTCCTTATAATCCCTCCTTTTTATTTTTTTAGTTTACACTCTTTGTAATGTTGTTTTATATTTTTTTTTAAATTTTTAAATAAAAATATACAAAATACTTGGATTATACACATTGTTTATGTTTTTTTAAAGTTTCGAATGCCCGATTGAGTGCGTTATATTCAATCATAAGTTCATTATAATCCCCATTAAAATTCTGTTGTAAAAATTCGCATCGCGCGGTCAGTTCGCTGTTTATTCGCAATAACTTTTGTATCTCCATCTCGGCCTTTTCAAGGCGTGCACTTTCTGAGTCTTTCGCTGGCATACTATATATACAAAATATTTTTTTGATTTTAACAAAAAAATATTTAGACAAGCGATGATACAATTTATTTAATTACCCATGAATTTGTTCGATAAATCGAAACCAACACTCACCTATGTTTCTTGTTTTGTAAATATCAATTGCAAAGAACCTCACAAAACACATCAGTGGCGTATGGACAATTTCACACACATTGCAAAAACCGGCGTCCCCATCGTTTTGTATGTCGACAAAGAAATCAAAGAGGTTTATCAAAAAGAGTGGCAATCGTTCAACAATGTTGTTTTGCGCGACGTCGATTATTCCAAATCGTGGACTTACAAAGTGTGTAGTCTATACAAAAACAATTTACCAGCCTCGCGAAATATGGTCAAAGACTCCTTCTTGTTTCTTTGTCTCATGAATATGAAAGTAGAATTTGTCGTGAATGCAGTCAATGAGAATCCTTTCGATACAAACCACTTTGCCTGGATCGATTTCAATTTGTCACACATTTTCAAACAAAAGACCGCTACGAGTAACTACATGCAGTTCCTAACAACTTGCAAATGGGCTCCGCGATTTATTGCAAATCCGGGGTGTTGGGAACGCGGCCAAGGAATCGAAAACATTGTGGACCACATCAATTGGCGGTTTTGTGGCGGTTTTATGATCGGCGACGGGCAATCCTTCATAGAACTTTTTGATTTGTATCTAGAGCATTTCACCATCTTTATGCACCGGTTCCGACACATCACTTGGGAAGTCAATTTCTGGGCTTGGTTAGAAGTCAATGCGAGTTGGAGTATTGTATGGTTCAAGGCCGACCACGACGACAGCATTGTGCGCATTCCGTCCCACCTTTTCTCTAGATGTCTTGGTTTTAACCGACCAACCTTTCGATACAAATTCCCAGAAGAACCCGGGTTTTATCCGTCGTCAATTTCTTACATAAAGGTGCCCGAAGGCCAGCATATTTTGAATGTGCGATATGTTAACTACAAACTTGATGACTACGGGCGCTACCATATCAATCATCCAAGTGGCCATTTGGAAACAAAGAATCTGCGATGCTTTTTGGCAGATGATTTGGAAACCATCAAGTCACACGAGTTTGTATGGGAAGGGATGATTGGACTTCCTGAATACGACAAATCTATCACAGGTCTTGAAGACGTTCGTTTGTATTACTCGGGAGATAAACTCAAGTATGTAGCGACAAATAAATCCTACCATATTTTGCAAAAAATACGAATCATGGTGGGCGACTACTCTGCGTCAATGGCCATGTTTGAGAATGGTCAAGTATTGGAACCACCTACTGATACAAATTGTGAGAAAAACTGGATACCACTTGGTGCAGTCGGCAGCGGAGCTGCCTTGGAACTTCGCACAGTCGGCAGCGGAGCTGCCTTGGAGTCTTTTATTTACCGCTGGGCCCCCTTCGAAATCGGCCATGTAGAGGGCGATACGCTCAAAATTACCAAGTCCATCCCCGTAGAGCATATGTTGTTGCAAAAAATCCGCGGATCGACGCCCCCAGTTTGGTCCCAAAAGGATCAATGTTATTATTGCGTCGTCCATTATTGCGAGCACATTCACGGCGACAAAACGCTAAGTTATTACCACATGTTGGTAAAGCTCGATACAAGTTATGAGCCATTCGAGTGGTCGGATGTTTTTCATTTCAACCATATTGGAATCCAGTATTGTATTGGATTTACAATATTGGAAGAACACGACAACGACAAAACATTTGGCTTCTGGTTTTCACAACACGACGGCAATCCTGGTTTTATCCGCTTCAGATCGTAAACTTGTTTACTTTCAACAACTCGAGATTTGGATTCAAGTATTCGTCAAAACTGTAAGGAAACTGTTTTAACACATGACGATGTTCGTCTTCATCAACCATTTCGGCGATTGGATACTTCAATGACCGAATATTATCCAAGTTCGTTTTCACATTTTTATGGTGTGATACAATGTCACGCAATAGCTCTTTGTTATTGGTCATGCTGTACTCGTGACGCAACTTGCGAATCATGGCCAGTTCGCCGTAAATGTCCTGCATCTTTTTGCTTAAAATCTTTTTCTTCTCTGGGTTTTCGATAAATGGCTCAAATACAACAGTTGCGTTGTCGTTAATAATCTTGATATTTTCATTGAAACGCTTGACCGAGGTTTCGCTGTCAATGTATCCAAACAATGTGTCCATTTTCAATTGAATAATTTCTTGTTTGGACTTGTCGGTCTGCTCGGCTTCAGCCCGCATTTCTTGCGGCGAGATTGTAAGACTCGACAAGATGGAAATATTCAGATTGCACGGCATTGTCGCGTTTCCGCAAACCGCTCGCAAATTGTTGTCCTCGTCTTTCCAGAATTTTGTGCCACCCACTTGCTTGCAATTCACACATTTGTATTGTGTGTGTCGAACTTGGCGGATCTTTTGGTTGCGGGTTTTTGATTTATTTACCATAATTTCCTTGATAGTTGCCTGTTTTTCCTGTTCGTACTTGTTTTTCAAAGCATAATACGTATCGACTGCGTGCTTTACATCGGCGATCATGGTCTTTTCGTCCGCATGTTTGTTGTTGCTCGACAACTGGGTGTGTTCGTCCTTAGTGAGTTCAAAGTTGTGATTGGAAACTGGGGCGTTGTATATCTTGCGCAGCGACAAATTGTTCAAAGTGTTGACTCGCACACACGACTCGCATCCGGCTAAATTGAGTTCTTTCAACTGGTTTTGCTCGAGACTGAGTGTGTGCAATGACTTGGGAAAATGTACGATCGATGCAAGTTTGTTGCTCTTTAGCGACAGCGAGTGCAAGCTCACCATATCCTTTAAATCGGCCTTTGTAATTCGGTTATTGTCAGCCTCCAAATTGACTAAATCCTTTAGTTCGGCAGTGGGCAGCGATTCGAGGCGATTGTTATTGATCACAAGAGTCTTGATTCCTCTGGGCACGTTGTATATTCTTGTTATTTCACCATCCGCGAAATGGATTTCGTCGACTCCTCGGTCCTTCAAAATCGATAGATTGATTTCACCGGAGAGTGGCACGTCGACAAAAAACTGCGCGCCGATAATGGATTTACCGTTGTTTACAATGTTTTCAAACTTTTCTTGCGGATCTTGTTGTTTACTCATTTTGTATACTACAAAGCCAGACTTTGTTTCCTTTACTTTCTCAAATAGTAATCAGTATCCACAAACGGCATTTTTGTCATGTCGGAGAAATTACTCCTCTTTCTGTCGTCTTGGTACATTCGAATCTTGGACATAACAATCTCTTGTTCTCTCTTCATCTTTTGTTGTATCTCGTAGGGTGTAGGCTTGGATTTGTATCGATAATACAAAATGCCACCAAATACTAGTACAAATAATGCAACCGCTGTAAAATTTAAAAAAAATGAGTAGGTGTTCATTTTGTATTCGTGGACGCTTTTTAATGAATTATCAATGAAATATCGAACGTTGGGTTCAACCAATTTTGGAATATCAGACATCCGAATAAAATGTATATATTTTTTGTTAACATATACATTTTGTAAAGGGAACGAAAATTATCGGGTTTCTCCTTTAAAATATGATCTAACCGAATAGTATAAAAATAATGAACACATCCGAAGTTATAGGTATATACACTGGGCTACTCGTGTTTTTATTTATAATAATTTTTGTATACTACATTTATTTCAAATCAGAAGACTTCTTATGGCGAGGCTCTATTGTAACTTTACTTGTATTGACGATCTCAAGTTGTATCACCGTTGTTATCAAATCATCGATCGGACAATCGCTTGAAGCAGGTGACATAATTTTGTCAAATTTGTTTTCTGTTGGTGTCATCATAGTTCCTTTACTCCTTGTTTTGTATATGTTCCCGATCATTGGCCGAGCCTTTGAAAACACGGTTGGGTACTTTTTCCTTAATAAAGGCGATCTTACAGATGTCACGAGTCAATTATTCAACTCGCATTCCGGCAACAAATATGATTATAACTTGTTTGTAACCCAACTATTTGACGACGGGGCGGACATGGTAACTAAACTCAAGTCTGCGATTGCACCCTTTAAAGACATTTATTTAATGGAACCAGTCGAGGACAAAGTCGATAGACTTAAGAATTTTGTAAGTCAAAAGCATGGTGTTTCCGAGGCAACATTTGTTTCTTTAGCGACAATTGTATCCTCGATGATTGTTTTTCTCCCGGTTCTGAACCAATTCTAAGGGGAACTACGGATAAGGCACCGAAGGTGCCGATGGTGGAACACCTCCGGTGTTCACTCCCCTTTAACCCCTCCCTTTAAGGAGAACCTACGGATAAGGCACCGAAGGTGCCGATGGTGGAACACCTCCGGTGTTCACTCCCCTTTGACCCCTCCCTTTTAATCTCTCTTTTTTTTATAAAATATTATTTTGAAAATAATATTTTATATCCTCGCAAAATAAAAAGGGAGGGGTTATAGGGGAGTGAACACCGGAGGTGTTCCACCATCGGCACCTTCGGTGCCTTATCGACGAGTTCTCCTAACAGAAGTTGGCATTCGTCACTGTATCCCAGTTGATTCCTTGACTATTCGCCCACTTTTGCTTTCCACAAACGGCATTTCCAGCCGCTGCCCATCCGGCATCATTTGTATCAAACTTATCGCCATCAACACCCTTTGCACCTGTCAAGACCCCTTCTGTTCCGCTATTGGGACTTCCTGTGCTAGGCTTTACACAATATACTTTGCCCGCATCTCCGGATTCTACTTGCCAAAAATCTGGGCAAGACGCGCGAAGTTTGGGAAATTCGTCGATGGTCTTTTGTTGCGACATGGTCCATCCTAAAAATCCAAGCGCAGCAATCAAGACAATCACCGCAATTACTACAACAATTGTATAAAAATTACTAAAATCCATTTATTATTATTATATAGTTAATCTTTATAAAATAATGTCTAAAGAAGCCACAACAGTTATCAATGCCTACAACAATAAAATTTTAGATTTAGCAAGATACAATGGCCGCGTCAATTTAATGGATCAACCCGACCCCGCCATCCAGTTCCAACTCGCTGAAAAGGTCGCCGTTAAAAATAAGGCCATCGAATACCGTGGCGCCATCGCCGGCGAATGGGAAGACAACATGTTGAGCAAAGTGTTTTTCTCCGCCGGTAACATGCAAATTATTCAAAACGCCATTCGCGCCGGTGTCTACGAAAAGTCCAACCGCCAGTTCACCGTCCTTCCTCAAAATCCAGACACTCTTAAAATTATCATGCGAAGTATTTACATGCAGTATGCCCAACATATCGCCACCGGTATTACTGCGCAAGTTGAGCGTCTCAACAGTATTGTCCTCGAGTACGCTATCCCCAATGTATTTAGTGAGGCCGTCGGTTACATCAAGTATCGTGAGGACATCAGTACACTTGCCGTTCCCTTCGATCTGCCCACCAAGATTGATCGTGACTACAAAACGCTCGAGTCCAGTCGCGAGTTTTTCGTAAATACCCACTAAACAGGGGAACCAAAGGTATTCAGCCGCTATCGGAGCGTAGGGAGGCTCCTTGTCGCGGCTTACGCCTTCGAACCACTCCTTTTTTATTTTTTTTGGTTAGACATTTTAGTTGGTGTATATATATAATGTATAGGTCTATTCTCAATCAGGTTTTCCCAGAAGACCAATTTATAGTTGAGTATGATGATAGTTCTAGTTTTACTGATTACCTTGAAATAAAAACGAAAATGGGGTCAGATGATGAGAGATGTGCGCTAGTTACGATAAATAAAAAACGCCCCGGAGAAATGTACATTTCCCAACTCGATAAGTGCGGAATTTCTGGAAGCGAAACATTAAAAAAAATTGAAGAATTTGCAATGCTGGCAGGGCTTAAAAAAATTAATTTATATGACGCTTCAATAATCACAATATGTGGCCATACAGTCGACTTGGCAAAATTAAAAATATTAACAAAAGGAGAGTCGTGGTATAATTCACTTGGGTACAAGAGCGAAAACTATGATAATGAAAAAAAGAATAACGAAGCGGTGATAAAAAAAACTTTAAAGGAAATATTTAGTGATCCCAATTTAAGAAGTTACGAAAAGTATGTCAAGAGCAGTATAATAAGTTTGTTAAAAAACGATGATTTGACAGAAGAAGATTTGGAAAATCACACTTTGCAGTCGATATCCAACATGCTTCTAAATTTAGCGAGTGATTGCCAAAAACGTCAAAATGAAGAAGAACCAGAATGGTTGTTGTCGCAGTTAATTACATTCATAAACAAAGATTCTGAGAATCCAATGATAGAGTATAATAAGAACTTAACAAAAACACTTTATAAGCCTCCAAGAAGGTCAGATCGACTGTACAAACGAGATTCAATAAAGACATCAAGAATTATATCAAAAGCATCAAAAAATGGCGGCAGCACGCACGCTAAAAGACGAAAAAAATATTTAAAGCGAAAAACACTCCGTAAATAATAACAAAAAAAATGGACTGCGAAATACTTGTCAATCGGAGAAATTACTCCTCTTCCTTTTTCTTTTTTATTTGAACAATTCAGGTTTAAGAAAATTCTAAAAATATTTATTTTTTAGTTAAAGTTAAATTTTTAATTATACGTCTTCTACCTCCTCAGCATCTACGTCATCGGCTTCTTCTTCATCCGCCGGTGCCTCTTCCTCATCGTCATCATCGTTGTCTGTAACCAACAACCGACACATATTTATCGCCTCAATATTGTGCTCTTGCTCCTTAAACAAATTGTAGATTATACTGTCATCTCGAAACCTGACCGTATATTCTTGCTGAATATTGTTTCGCCCCACACGCCCCAACGCTTGGACCGTCTTTTGCTGCGACATGTTCACCAAATCTTTGCCCACCACCTCGTGACAAAATTGATAGTTGGTACCATAAATGTAGTCTGACGATGCAATAATCATAAAAAGCCGTTTCTGGAACGCCAACTCTTTCACAATCTCGGTATAATTCGAATTCTCCGTGTTTTCAAAGGATCCAATCCCAAGGAGCAACAAGATTTTAAGCCGGTCGTCAATCTCCAATTCCATAATTCGCCTCGCCGTGTGCGTATCAATCGTCGGTATAAACGCATTTTCCACCACTTTCGGCGCCCACACATTCTGGTGCAAAACCGTGTTGGGAATATATGCCGGATCCAGCGAAATCACCTTGATCCCCTGCTTTAGTTCCTCAATCTGTTTGTCAATCCGATTGCGAACTGACGCCAACTGGTCGTCTACATCCTTGTTGTTTCGATCCTTCAATTCTTTACCACCAAGTTCGTCTTCAAGGGCCGCTTCCAACTTGGCAATCTCCGCCAAAATCACATTGTTCTCTGTCAGCTTTAGGAAAATACTGTCGAAAACCGCCTTGGGGATGCTCGATTGTTGGATATAAAAGTTGCCAATTGTCTGGATGTTTTCAGTCAAATAGATGGTCGGTCCATCCGTGAGCGTATGTGCGTCAACGGTTGTGAGCAAAATGCCGCCGGAGGCTGCCGATGCTGCCTTGGCCTTATCCACATAGGTCGGCTCCGCCGCCACGCTGGCGGTTCGTCTCAGAGGTTTTCCCGCGCTGCTTGAAGCAGAGCTAGAGTTAAGACTCGACGTCTTTTTCAACGCGCCACCATCTTCAAACTTGCGTTTCATCACAGTTCGCACATACCCAGACACAGAATTCCACGAGGTCTCCGACAATTTCGACAACAAATCCAAATAATAGGTCTTCAAACTGTTCATCTTGATTTTCCCAATATCACCCTCGAAATACGTTTCCGCCGCGTATTGCTCCGGGATCAAATGCATCGTGTTCAAGTGCTCAATAAAATTTAGGATCTCATTCAAGTCAAAATATCGCAACAACGTCTTATTTTGGTTGCAATAATCCACACACCGAAGCATTTCGTCGTACTTCTCAAACATAATGTGCGGACACATACAATATCCACCCTTGTTCAGAATCGAAATCGACTTGTTGAAATCGTAACTCTCAATTGTCGTCACCGCCGTGTTCAAAAACTTGTTGCGAAAATCCATGATGACAGGCATCAGGAGTTCCTCTTTCGGCAGCGTAGCAGACGACAAAACCATGTTCGGAATCTTGTTTTGCGACCAATTCTTGTGGGTTATTTCGTGCAATGGGTGCGACTCGGTGTCCATCCCGATGGTCGGCTCGTCCCAATAGGTAATGATTCGCCTGCAATGGTTGAACGAGAGCATGTAATACATTGCGATCAAATATGACTTGGCATCGCAAATCATGAGTTCCACTTTGGTGCCGACACTGTTGTCCACTTTGCCAATTCCGCCAGAGCGCTTGTTAATTTTGTAGACCGCCGCCGCATAATAGTGCAGCCGAATGTCGCTGGCCGTTTCGCAGCCGAACGCGAACGCCACGCATTTGTGGGCCGATATTGCCGACTTGGCAAGGGCCATACCCACGTGGCGCGCAGCGCACACGAAAATCACGCGATGATTTTGAACAAGACCGATCGGCGACAAAGTTTTGCCAGTTCCTGTAGGGGCGATATACAAGACCAGATTCGACCGATTATTTCCACTGGTATGCAAGTTTCGAAAGAGGCTGAAAAGCCGTTTTTGGTGATCGTAGAGGGTAATGTCGCCATATTGAAAAATGTTTTTGTTCTTCTCGATGAACTCGTAGGCATTTCGAATAATGTTCGATAAGACGGTTTCGGCATTCACCGTGGATATACAAATATCAACAAAGTCCAACACATGTTTGTTGATATTTTTTACGCTGATGTGGCGCAACTGGATGAGCGTATACAAGTAAAAGGCGTAGTAACTGTTTTTTTTCACATAAAAGAGCGACAACATTTCTTTGATAAATCGGAGGAAAACAAACTCGATGATGTTTTGGTCGACATTGGAGCTCACGTTTTCGATGCGGATCGTGTCGGCGGTTTTCAGCTTTTTCAGATTGACGTCCTTGATGGATTTGTCAAAGTCGGCGATGGCTTTCGCGACAGGGAGTTTGGTGACTTCGGTGACATGGGGTCGGAAAAATTTGATGTAGAAAAATGTCTCGATGATTTCGGACTTTTCGATTTTGATGCAGGTGAAGAGCGATTTGTTGTTGTTGTGCTTGATGTTCACGTTGGAGTAGCCGTCGATGATGAGTTCGAGGATGCGTTTTTCGTCGTCCGAGACGGGGATTTCGACCGATTCCCATTCGGCTTTGGTGAGTTTAGTTTGGTGAGTGACATCCATTTTTTGTTGGTGGGGGGAAATAATTATTTATGAAAGTGTGTTTCCGCTTAAAGATTTTGTCTGTTGATGCAACCTTATCAAAAAAATTTAAACAATGGACATAACACCAGAAGAATACAACACTGTAAAATTTTATCAAGACAGTGGATTTTATTATATCAATACATATTT